GTTGGAGGCGGCGGACAATCCGCTCCAGGGCAAGGCCCAACTGGCGCCAATCAATTTTTCGTTTCGCAGCCTTGGAACATTCCTAATGTTGGCGCATCTAATCCTGGGCAGGTCCAAAAAGCGCAAATGGATGCGATAATGTCTATAATCAAGGGCGCCAGCAAAGGTATGGGTTAATATATTTTTTTATGGGAGGATCACCAACTTATATGCCAACGCCGCCGCCCCCAGCGCCGGCAGACAACACTGCCTTGTACGCCATGATTGGCGCCATGCAAAAGCAGAACGTGCAAGCGGTTGCTGATACTGCGGCAGCTGAAAAACAGGCGTTGATTGACGCTCAAAATAAAGCTGGAGAACAGCTTACGACCCAAGGGAATCAGCAGGCTCAGCAGTACTTGGGCCGTGAGCAGGCTTACCAACAGGCGATTGATTCTCAAAATAAAAAACTTGCGAGCAAAACAGCTTCTGACATTGCGTCATCCGCTGTGGGAGCTCCTATTGACCTTGCGTCTGAGGAAGCGCAGAGAGTGTCCAATCTGGCTGGTGGCGTTGGAGTTCTTCCGACAACCGCTGCAAACTTAGCGTATTTAGATCAGTCAAATACGAATCCTGCTTTGAAAAGTGTTGGAAAGACCACACTGAGCAACAAATTCACTCTGCCGCAAACCAGCGGAATTACGTTTGGAGGTTACTAATATGGGCGGAATGTTTGGCGGCGGCGGCGGCGGCGGCGGCGGGCCTGGCCCTGAGTATTATGCTCAGGTGGCTGAGAACTCTAGAATTCAAGCGGCAAATGCAGCAGCAATGCAGCAGCTTCAGTCGCAGTGGGCTGAAAACGACAAATCCAGCCAGGCAAATGCAGCGCAGGCAGCAAAAAACGATGCGGCGCGGTTGGAGTCTGAAAAGCAGGCAAAAATTCAGGCAGAGAACGACCTTGCTGCGCGGGCGCAAGACTCTGCAAGCCAATCGGCCTCCTCAACGCTGGCCAGTCTTAACCTGACCCAGCAAGCGGCAGATGCAGCTAAAAAACAGCAGATGCAAATATCTGGCAGTTTAGCTCCAGCTCCAACGCTTGACTCAACAGCAGCGGCAGGCGCAACTTTTCCGGTCGCAGCCGCAAAGCCAACAATTCCTAGCGCAACTGACGTTTTTCAGGCGCCACTAACAAACCAATTCTCCCCGCCGACCACGCAGGGACTAAAATTTGGAGGAGGATACTAAAATGAGCTGGCTATCACATGTTTTTAGCGGAGGCGGAGGCGGAGGCGATAATGGCGACGCACAACGCGCTCAAGAGGCCGCAAATGCGGCAGCAGCACAACAGGCGGCTCAACTTCAAGCGCAGCAGCAGCAGCTTGAGATGATGCGTCAACAGCAGGCGGCAGCCGCCGCTGCTGAAGCATCCGCTCAAGCAGCGCGACAGGCTGAGGCGGCTCGCCAAGCTGAAATTGCAAGGCAAGCTCAGATTGCGGCAGAGAACGCCACAGCATCGTTGCAACAGAGCGCAGCAAATACAAAGGCTGCCGGCGCTTTGCCAGGGCTAAACCAAATTCAACAAAAATCGGACGTTAGCGTTGCCTCGTCTATCCCTTCTTTTGGAGGTGGCGCAGGAGCGCAAATCACTCCTACGGCAACCGCCGCAAATATTGGCGCTTACGGTGGCGCAAAAACGGCATCTGGCATGGGTGGCGGGGCGCTACAAAAAGACCAAAGCCTAGGCTCTGTTCCTGCGGTTAATAAGTTTACCTTACCAGTAGCCCAGGGGCTCACATTCGGAGGAGCATAATATGGGCAATTCTAATCCCGGCGGACCAAAGTTTGGAAGCAATGAATACTTCCGAGAGATAGCCCCTGCTGCTGTTGACCATACGCAAATTTACACAAAGTCTGGAACTCCAGATCCTCGGCCAGCTCCAGCAAAGAACTCTTCGCATTTTCTCGGTTTTATAGGCAGCGCACAAGCGCAACAGTCAGAGATGGCTAGGCAACAAGCGCAACAGTCAGAGATGGCTAGGCAATTAGCCAACCAGCCTGCTATTAACGCTGAAAATACTGCCGCCACATCCAAACAAGACACTGCAAACCAATGGGCTGGCTCGTTGCACACGTTAATTTCAGGGCAGCAAGAAGCAGACGCGCAGTCCGTAGCTAAACAACAAACGCCTCCGCTTGTTACTGGTCAGCCGGCAACTCCTGAAATTATAGCCAATGCATCCCCTGTTTCGGCTCAAGGCGTATCTATTTCTGCTCCTGCCCAAAAAATGCAAGCTGCTGGCGGAATGATGCCGGCGGCAGCAAAAGGCGGACCGCCTCGTATAAACCAGGCTGGACCTATTCCTCAAAACGGAATGGTCAACGCTGTGGCGCCTTCCCAGGAACTTAAATTCGGAGGAGCATAACATGAACGGAACGACTCAGGGCTTTGCAATGAATCCGGCGAATCCAAATGCCGGCACAGCGCTTGCAACTTTGCGCGCAATTAATTTTGGCGCAAACCCTGTGTCCTTTCATGTTGACAAACCTTGGACTATTCCCGATCCAGGCGCAATGCCGTCGTCAGCGCTCAAAGGGGCGGTTGGAGACGTTATCAACAAGGCGCTGACTGGTTATCAAAAGCGCCAGGCTGAAAAGAAAAAGGAAGACTCAGACTCCACAAAAGATTGGATGGAGTGGCAGAAATTTAAAGAAACCAAACGTCATAACGAGGAAATCGAAAAAGCTGCGATGGGTCGCATTAAATCGACGACTCCAGAGAACACATCAGATAGCGATGAGTTTTGGCGTTCAATTGGATTCGCAGGTGCTCCTGGTCGCAATTCTGAGTCTACCATCCAGGAGGGTGATTCAGATCCGGAAGATTCAAAGCCAAGCCTTTACGACGCTATCCCGCAAGCCAGTGATCCAAGCCTTAATGAGGAATACTCTTTAAAGCTAAATGTGGCCCCAACCACAGATCCCAGGATGCAGCGCAATGCCAGGCCAAATCCTGACCTGAATTTAACTGGATCAAAAGAGCCCGTTTTGACAGTAAATGGGGGTTCTGAGGAAACGCAGAAACAGCTTTCTGAGCTTAGTAAGTCCGACCTTCCTTCCGGACCTGGAGGCGCATCTTTTGACCTGGTCAAGCCGACGCAGCAGGGACTTCAAAGTGTTGGAGCACTTGGAGGGTTGCCTCCAATTGAAATATCCGAGGCTCAAAGAAACGAACTGCTCAATGGGCCGGCGATTAAACCTCAATACGCTCCAAGGCCAGCCCCTATCTCCCAGGCCATTCAACAGGCAGCTCAAGAGCCTGCGCTCAAAGGCATGCAGGCTCCTTCTCCCGGGCAACAACTCCCGTTTGCAAACATGTCTCCAGGCAAGGTGCCTGCGTTTATTCCTCAAAAAGACGCAGCAAAGGCGCTTTGGCTCATAAACAACTGGGAAAAGCTTGGAGGCAATCCAGACGTTATCCCAAAAAAACTACTGCCCGTAAACAAGCAAGGAATGGTGCAGATTGATTGGGAGAATGTCGGAACGCACAATCGAGAACAGAGAGTTCGAGAAGATGAGCACCGGTTAAAGCAGGAAGAGATGAAGCAAAAATTTGAAACTGCTTCTGCCGCAAAGACAGCCTCAATTGCCATGCGCGAAGGGAACGCAGTGAACACGCATGACAGCATGAAAAATTACACCAGGGCTTCTGGTCTTCGTGCGGGTTTGGAGGCGTTTATTCCTGCGTACCTGGCGCAGCAACAGCACCCGGAAACATCCGGTGCGGCTGACGTTGATTTGATCGACAACTACGCCAGGGCCATGTCAGGCGGCAAAGTAACGGAAGGCCAGGTGCATTTGATTGAAAAAGCCACATCGCTAAAAGACAAATTAAAGGTACTCTTTATGAAGCCAGAGGGTGGCGATATTCTTTCCCAGGGCCAACGCGACCAAATGCTGCGAGCCATGGTTGAGGCGCATAATATTAAGGCAAATGCCGCAAACTCAGTCATGGACACCGCCCGGAGGCGCATGATCAAAGAGGGCGTAAAAGACGAAGATTACCTACCTCAGTCGTTTGTTGCCGACATGATTCTAAAAACAGACGCAGAGGTTGAAAAAATTCACTTAAAAGAAAGCGCAGATAAGCTCATTCTTGAACGCAGAAATGCGCTTGCCTCTAAGAATTTTGAAGATGCAAAAATGATGGAACCTGAGATTGAAAAGCTGCTTTCGGAGTCTGTCCATTTGCAGCAGCGTCTTATTCAAGAAAAATACTCCGGGAAACCCATTTTGGGGTACAAAAACTTCAAAGAAAAGACCCAGGGGTTTGTTGCTGGAACTGGTGGGTACAATATGGGTTACAAAGACCCTAACGCTCAATAGCCATGGACGAAACAATAGCGCCTCCGGTTGCCTCCGAAGATGAGTTTGAAAAAAGGATGATGGCACTCTCTGGAGGCATTGTTCCAGGAGTTTTAGGCAAGCCCGCGGCCCAGCAATTAAAAACATCCGCGCCATCCAGCTCCCCGGCAGATGAGTTTGACCAAAAGATGTCAGCAATTTCTGCTGCGCTTGGTGAATCTACAGCTTCGACGGGTGATGGCCCGACGTTTTATGAACAAATGGCGGCAAAAGGCCCGCACGCCATGGACGAGGCTGACTGGGCTCAATTGCAGTCTGAAAAAGACCCGCACCGGATTGCTGAAATGGACAAGCACCTCAATTGGGCGCTTTCTGGCGATCAGGTAAAGATTCTGGCGCAGCATCACCGGAAAAAAGATCCTCAAATTGAAGAAGCATTAAAAGAAAAAGAACCTGGCTTTTGGTTAGGAACAGCTTGGCCGGTTGTGAAAGATGCGGCCGTTGGCGCGGCAAAGTACGGATGGCAAATAGCCAAGCCTGCCGTTGAATCGTTTGGCGCTGGTCTTGCTGAGCAGAATTACACTCCTGAGCAACAGCAGGCAGACTTTAAGGGACAAGAGGAAGTCATGCGTGCCGGCGGCGCTGCCTGGTATGATACCGGCGAAGGCATCCAGGAGCATTTGTCCAAATTTGCAAAAGCCGGGTACACCTGGTGGGACCGGGCAATGGAAAAGGCCGGCGCGATGACCCCGGCCGAGGCAGATGATCGTTTTGAAAAGCGACATGCAATCACCGCTTGGGATGCATTAAACAAGGCAAAGAATCCGTCTGAATATGCCCGGTTTGTCGAAGCACGCCGGCCACTAATCACAGGCTCAGTTGAAAGCGTTTTAGACACAGGCACTGAAGAGTCCAAAACCCCCGTCGAACAGGTTGCCAAAACGCTTAGTGCGGCAACAAGTCCCGCCGGGTACGCCCAATTTGCAAAAGCATCGGTTCCTTTGACTGCTAGGGTTGCTCAAGCCATCGTTGGCGAGCTGACCCCGAGCGTTGACGACATTGTCGCATCTCAGGGCGTGTCCCGGGATGAGGCGCTTGCCATCAAAAAAGAGCAGGATGCCAATGTCGTTCAGTCCGCAATTAGCGACATGGTCAACGACCTAAATAAAAACGCCCAGGTTGACCCGGCGTTAAAATCATTCACTGGGCTAGTGCTTCCTGGCGGAAATGTGTTTTCTGTTTTGGAAATTGGAGCTGCCGGCGCTTTGAAGTTTGCAAATGCTGCCGAAAATGCAGCAATTCGGGTTTCGCTTGGAATGACCAAGGCGGAGCAGCAGGCTGTTGAAGCTTTTTCCATTGGCCAAAAGGCCAGGATTGCAGCAGAAGATGCAACCAAGATGGGACCAATTGGCAAGGGTGCCACACGGGTTGCCGACATGATTGACGTTGGTGGCCAAAGGCTTGAAAAGGCGCTTGGGAACATCCCAGATCCATACAAAGGACTTCTCTCTGAGGGAATCAAAGCCGGCGGCCGTGCCGGCGTCCTGGGAGGTATTGGCGCAGCTTACGGAGAGATTACAGACCCTGAAAACCGCTGGGACGCTGCTAAAAAAGGGGCAATGCTTGGGCTTGGGCTTTCAGCGCCTCGACTCATCTCTGACCTGGCCAAGGGAGAGGCCGCGTTAACCGGCAGAATGTTTCAGGGTGCCGCCCTGAACGCAGAATCAAGCGAGTTTACCAAGTCGCTCCTACGCGGCGGCGAAAAGATTAAACTTAGTCCAAATTGGCCAAAAACGTTAGACGCAATGGCAGGGTTTGCAAAAGCCGGCGTGGCCACCGGGGTGCGCATGGTGCCCTTGACGTTGGCCGCGGGGCTAATGGAGGATCAGACCTGGGAAGAGCTGCAAAAGAGCTACGCAAGCGGCATGGTTTACGGCCTGGGCGGAGGGTGGCTTGGAAGAGCCATGGGTAAAGACGCTACACACGCCGCGGAGATGCGCCGGCAGATGGATTTTGATTATCAAAAAGAGGTCAAAAAGCATTCTCCGGAAACGCAGGTCCGAATGGACATGCTGCGCAGTTACGACAACGAAATCGAGCGCAGGAAAAACAACCTGTCCTGGGCGGAGAGCAATTTACAAAACACCGTCCAGGAAGTTGGTTTGGACAACGAGTTTTACGACGAGGCAGTCAAAAACGTTAAGAACGCCAAAAAATACTACGAGCAGGCTCAAAAGGCATCACCGGAAGAGCGCGTGGAGTACTCACGCCATATGGGTGAGATCTTTACGGACGCAGCAAAAGTAGCAAATGGCGTTGTCCGCGGAGGTCGCAATCTGAATATCGAGCTCTTAACCGAGGCTGAGATCGAGAACCGGATCATGCAGCGCGGAGCGTCCCAGGGGGTCACTCCCGAGTTTGCCAGGATGGCGGCGCGGCAGCGTGGCGCTTACTTTGGAACAGACGGGGTGGTTAACCTTCCAAACGGAAATCCGGTCAAGCTGTTCGACCGGGACACAGTGGTCGTCAACCTGGACAAACTTAAGCGAAAACAAGAATACTCTGGTCGTTCGTTTGCTCACGTTTTTCAACACGAAATGGGCCATGCCCTGGAGGGGTTTGAGCAATACCGAGAGTTGAATAGAAAACCGCGTGAAATCTTGTTTGGACGCAAGATTGAACTTAACGGGGAAACTGTCCACGAAGAGCCTGGAATCTACTCGGAAAACGACCTGGCTGACATGTACTTGGATACATACACAAAAGGAAAATCCAAAAATCAGTCCGAAGCATTCCTGAAAGAAAACGGGTTGTGGAGCTGGATAGACAATAAGCCAAACCGGAAGGAAATGGCCGAAACCCAAAAAGAAGAAATCATCGCTGACTTGAATGCCAGGGGATTGTCTGGCGGAATTCGCTATTTTGCAAATAGTCCTGTTCAATCGGTCGTTGATTGGGTGACAGCCAGTCACCAGAACAACGTTCTTGCGCAATCGTTGCGAAACATTGCTGGACTTGGCGGGGAGAGTCCATTCACCAGCGAATACACCAAAGCGACGTTCAGCCCAGAAGTGTTGGAGCTCAACAAGCGGGCTCTTCAGGCTGCTAGAGATTTGAATGGCAATTTTACCGGGGTAAGGGGTCCGCTAAAGCCAAAGATTTCGCGTCAGGACATCTTGCAAAACGAAAAGCTTCGCGAGCACTACATGACCGGAACTCCCATGTTTAAAGAGGGGTTCCTGGCCACTGTTTATGACGCGGCCGGCAACCCGGTGTACACCAGTGTTGTTCAGTCTCCTGGCGCAAAAGAGGGCGAATGGAAACATGTTGATAATGGTGACGGAACTTCCGCTATCACACGTTCCAGGGGCTTTGGAAATATCCCTTCTGAGGTTGGCCCTGATGTCGTCATTCCGGTTGGAGGCGGAGTAAAGGTTGAGCGGAAAATCATCCTGGACGAAAATGGCAAGCCTGCCGAAAACGACAGAAAGGCCAGGAAAATACTGAGCAAAGCCAGGGGCAGGATGGTTCGTGAGGCACTGGATGGCACTCCTGACGTTGGAGCCCCAAATCGCATGAGGGCGGTGTTAGATGATGGCCTGACCTACAGGGGCACATTAACGCCATTGCAGCGGCAGGCGATTGAAAACCTGCCTGAAGGCATTGTTCCGCTTTCCATAAAAGAAAAACTGTTTGCGTTGTCCGACATGATATCAAAGGACGACGGAACGCAATTTATTGCCGACTACGCAAACCGGATGGATGTCAACGGAAACTACCGCTCCTTTTCTCCCAAGCTAATTAAGTTCGTCCCGATTGGGCTTCATTTCTCAAAAGACGACAATCTGCTTGTTACGACAATTTCTGTAGACGGCATCGAGGACAAGCTGGACTTGTGGAAAAAGTACATGCCAGAACGCCTGTCTCCATGGAATTACGACACGGACAAATTCATGGAACAGTTTCATCTGTACCTGAAAAACTGGGAGGCTGGATTAGAGGACAAAACCGACCACTCAAACCTGGATTCTGACCCTCAAAAGGCCGAAATAAAAAAGAGCATCTTCAACGACCTGTTGAACATGTACGACAAGGAGACGCAGGACAAAAATCCGGACAGAACCAAGCTGAATTTAGACAAATCCAGGCTTACTCCTGAAGAGAAAGCGGACGGCCTGTCGTCTGACCCAAATACGGTTGTTCGATCCCGTCGCCTGGACTCAATTGCATCCCTCGAGGTCCATAATGGGCAAAAGATACGCATCCCGTATCAGTACGCCAAAAACAACTGGATGGCTGAAGGTGCTCCGGAAGTGTCAGCAGGGGCAGAAGAGAAGCCGGTCGGCCCGATTGGCATCGGCCTGGGGGCTGTCGGCGGGCAGAAAGACTTCTATTCCAAGGCCGGAGAGGTGCTGCTCTCTAAAATGCCGGAACGGGCTTCCTATGAGCAACTCCGGAATATGTTGGACCCAGCCCGCGGATCGGGCGTGAAGCGGGATGAGTTGAAGTGGAGCGGCATTCTGCCGTACATGGAGCGCGTCGCCCAAGAGAAGGGCCAAGTGTCAAAAGCGGATATCCAGAAGTTCCTCAAAGAAGGATACGGCGCCAGGTTCACCGAGGAGACGATGAGGCAGTCGCAATACGGAGAAGATCAGACACGGTATTCTCAATGGAAGCTTCCCGGAGGCAGCAATTACCAGGAAACGGTATTGCAAATGCCTGGGGTTGACTACACATCAAGCCACTTTGGCAACGTTCCAAACTATGTTGCGCATATGCGCACACAAGACTTTGGAAATGGCAGGCTGATTGAAGAATTGCAGTCTGACTCGCATCAAGCGGCTAGGAAAAGAGGGTACAAAAATGAACAACTTCGCGATTATAATAGGGTGCGTGAAATTGAAGCAAAAGGGCAAGCGGCAACACCTGAAGAGCGCAAGGAATGGACAGCCTTAATGAACGCAGGAGCAATGCGTCAAGACGGCGTTGCCGACGCACCATTCCGCAAGGACTGGCCCCTTCAACTCTTCAAGCACGCACTTCAAAAAGCTGTTGCTGACGGCAAAGAATGGGTCGGCTGGACTGGCGGTGAGGCGCAAGCTGAACGCTATGATTTGAGTAAACAGGTCAGTTCCATTGAATACCTACCAAAAACTCAGGTTCTCCGAGCGTTCAATCTTGATGGACAGGAAGCATTTGAAGAGGTTGTGCCTAAAGAGAAGATTGCCGACTATGTAGGTAAAGATGCGGCTGAAAGGCTGCTTGCGACAGAGCCGTACACAGCAGGTTCTGGCAAGCAAGTTCACGCTTTAAGGGGTGTTGACTTAAAACTCGGTGGCGAAGGGATGAGGGGCTTCTACGACACCATCCTGCCCAATGAGATCGGCAAATACGTCAAGCAGTGGGGGGCAAATGTTGAGCCGTCTGAAATAAAGGCACGATCCGATCACTATGCTGTAGAGGAGGGGAATCAGATTTGGAATGTTGTTAATGACAACGGAGCGGTGCTTGCGACTTACAATTCAACCACTCCAGAAAGAGCTAAAGAACTGGCTCAAAATTGGTTGGAATACAATTTAAGCAGATATCCTAACGCCACGCTTCAATCCGCAATTCAAAAAGACAATATTTCAAAAATCTGGAAGGTCGCAATCACTCCCGAGATGCGTGAAGGCGTCAAACGCGGGCAGCCGTTATTCATGGCGGAAAATAGCGCCAACGCCGACACCCACCAGGCGGAGCTGGACGCTTTCTCCGACAAATGGAAAAAGTCAGGCGTTCGTACTTCGCCTTACATTGCTCACGGAACCGGAGACATTCGACCAGGAATGGTGATAGTGCCAAAAGAAAAGCGAAGCCAGGGCATTGGCACCCAAGTGATGGAAGACCTTGTCCGCATTGCAGACCAGCAAGGCCGGCGCATTGCCCTTACACCGTCAACAGACTTTGGAGGCACATCTGTGTCCAGGCTGAAGGACTTCTACTCCAGGTTTGGGTTTGTTGAAAACAAGGGGAAGAACAAAGACTTTGCGACAAAAGAAACCATGCTTCGACCTGCGGCAAAGGAAGCCATCAAGAGTCCAACTCAAGACAACCGCAACAGCTCAGAAATGCGGTTTATGTCAGAGCTGGAAGGGCAGTTTAAGCCTGTGCCAACTCAAGAAGAATTGGACGCTATGAAGGCAGAGCTGCCCAAATACGCCTCAACATTGGTAAAAATTGGAGCTTATTCATCAAGTTCTCGGCGCATAGCTATTTATGACGTGTATCAAGGACATAAGGATGTCATTGGGTATGCGTATGTGAGGCCAAAGCCGGAAAACGATGCGCTTGAAATTGAATCTACACACATAGACGGAGAATGGAGAGGCAAAGGGTACGGACAAGCATTGTACCGAGAAATTGCCAAGTTTGCTCAAGAGCAGGGCATTTCCAAGTTAACCGCAACATCAACATCTCGCATGGCAGCAGAAGCCAGGAGTCGCATTCTTGAAACCAAGTGGAAGGGTGCAGGCTGGGACGCTGAAAGCAGAGTGCCGGCAAGCGTTCGGTTCATGTCCGAGGAGCACGCCGCGGCGCATGAGGCCGGCGATGAGGAGAAAGCCAGGAATCTAGTGCGCCAGGCAGCGGAAAAGGCCGGCTACTCCAGGAACGGAAAACACGGCACAACGCACAGTTTTACCGTATTCAACACGTCTCGCGCAAACGTCGAGAACGACATGGGGAAAGGGTTCTACTTTTCCACATCTCCTAAAGACGTAGAGGCAAATTATGCCGGAGTAGGCCCAGACCTTACCTCCAGAATTGAAAAGCTCACTGAAACCCTTTACGACTCGATGGAAGAAAAAGAAGTCGATCAGTACGGGAGCACTGATGCCGCCTACGCTGCCGCAAAAAAACAAGCAGAGCAGGAGCTTGCTGGAAATAGCCAGCGTGTCATTGATGCTTTCATCAATTTAAAGAACCCGCTTATTCTTGGAGGAAAGGGAGAGACCACTTTTGAGGAAAACCAAGACCTTTATTCAAAATACCCAGCCGGCCAAATGGGCCAATTGATCGGTTCCATTGAAGGGGAGGGACAGCATTACAATGATATTTATGGTGCCAGGGGAGCCATTTCAAAAATAGCAGAACAGGCGTACAATGGCGAAATCACGGCGAGAGAAGTTATCAACATCATCAAAGATCAATTTTCAGACGCTACTGATCCAGACACGGGAGACATTGCAACAAATCAGATTGTCCGCCAGGTAATTGAAGACCTAGGTTTTGATGGCATTGTGGACAACACGGTAAACGAAAGGTTTGGGAAGCGCAGAAAATACGGTCAGGCAATGGCCGGCATTGATGAAAATACTCAACACATTATTGCGTTTAACCCTGAGAGCATCAAATCCGCGGACCCGTTCACATACGACGACCAGGGCAAACTGATTCCACTTTCTGAACGGTTTAACCCAAGAAAGAATGACATCCGGTTCATGGCTGAGCCCAACCGCGGCATCAATATCAACGACAGCGACATGTCCAAATACGGGTTTCCGCTTAGTAACATCGAAGCGCTTACAGAGCCAAAGTTGATTCCAAAAAGCGGTCGCGTTGCGTCGGATTTGAGCAGCATTCGATTTATGGCTGAAGACATCGCTGGAAACGGCCAACCCGTGTCGATGCTGACTGAGTCTGCGCTCAAGGCGTTAGATGAAATTGGCGACAAAAAAAGCACTCAAGCTGGCGCCGACCTAGAGCTTAGCCCTGTTACGTTTACCCCAAAGACCATCACTGATGAGCGTGGAATGTTCAGCATTGTCATCGGCGCCAAGCCCGGCGAGCACGGCTACAGCTTCAGAACAGCATCCGAGCTAAGAGATACGCTTGAAACAATTTCCGGCCAAAAGGCAGCAGTTGAAACGTGGGGCGAATTGCAGCTTAAAAAGCAACGCCAACTTGAGCTAATTGCTAAAGCGGACGAGTCGGCCAAGAACGCAAAGAAGCCTGAAAAAGCAGCGGAGTTTGAGGCAAAGAAGGCCGCCTATGCGGAAAAGGTTGCCTTGCTGGACACTCAGATTGAAGAGATGCGCTCGCAGTTCCCGGAAAAAATGCAAAACATGAGCCCGGAGGATGCCGCATGGAAAGCTCAAGTCAAAAAGCTAAACAGGTCGTTTGAAGAGGTGTCACTAAAGGCAACCCCCGCTCCATTCACCGCCAATCCGCTTGGAATTCGTAGTCTGGCAGAGCTGGGAGACGCAGTGCATGACATTCTAAAATCCGATGGGTTTAACAGGATACTAAAAGACTTCTTTGACCTTGATGGTCTGGAGATTAGGCCAATTGCAGGGACTTGGCAGGGCAAGGTTGAGCCATCGTTTGATTTGGTTCATCCTAATCTTACGTTTGACAAAGCGAAGCAAATCACTCAGCTTCTAACTCTTGCTTTTGCTCAAGACGCTGGCATTACCTACAAGCCGTCAATTGACCTTAAAGAAGGCACTCAGGCAGTATACCTGATCCATTCTGAAAAGCTCACTGACGACCAGTTGAAGCTCGTTTTTGACAAAGCAAGAGAAGTTGGCGTAGACGTTTCTACGACAACGGACGGCAAGGGCATAAAGGCTCTAAACTTTGGAACCGAGAACTTCTTCGATAAGGTCAAGGAAATCCAAACAGCAGCATCAATTAATCAATTCCACGAAACACTTGTAGACTCAGAACTGTATGAAACTGAAAAAATATTCAAGGGAAGAGACTCGCAGAGAGTCCTCCCGAGTTGGTGGAACGCCACTTCCGGCGGACAGTCCCTACTACAACGAAGTATCGATAGCCTTCTTATCGACTACGCCAAGGCAGCAGCCGCGCAAGGCTACATCTTCGACCCAGCCCTCTACGCCAAGCGGTACGGACTCAGCGACACCGACGCCAAGCACATAAGAGACAAGCTGTACCCGGTAGACCCAATGGCCCGGAGCGCCAGTCCGCTGTTGGCAGGAACCGAAATCCTGCCTGTACGGTCAACGTACACGCTGGCCGGCAAGCGGGAGACAGCCGTCCCGGACATGATTCATGCGTTGCAGAATCGAGCGGCCAGCGATGGGGTAATCCTGCCCGGAGACTATAGCCCAAGGGCGATGGATATCATTTCGTCAGTTGTGGCCGACGAGGTTCAGCAGCACATGGCGAGGGCCGCGCTGAATCCAAAGTCTCCAAACGCAATTGGATGGTACGACGCGGCCCTGAAGCGGATGAAGGGAATGTACTCGCAACTCTTTCCGTGGCTCGAGGTTGGGTCTCCCCAGCACGACGCAGACAAGAGCCTTGTTTTCGATGCGGTTCTCGGGATTGCGTCTCAGGGCAACGACGTCTTCGAGAATGGCAAAATGGCAACTCGGGTAACGCTAATGTTAGAAAATGGCAAAACCCTTCCAGAAATTGTCACCGCACTGCATGGCACATTCGGCGATAAAACTGCCGCGATTGAAAACAACATACTGAAATTGCACGAGTTGCTGACAAGGCATACCCCAAGTCAGCTCCGAGCCCTTTTGTTCAAAACGGACACTGTTGCAAATTGGAACAAGAATCTGAAGCAAGACACCTCCCTGTATTACAACGGGGAGCCGCTGTCTGTTGAGGGCGGCAAAAATCAAATGGTGACCGGGTTTATGGTCTTTGGGCCAAAGATCGGATCTTTCATTAATAACCTCCACGGCGACTACTCAACGCTAACCGCCGACCTTTGGTATACCAGAACGTGGAATCGAATTCTTGGTCGCTCATTTAAGTATGATCCTCTCAAGGAAGGGCATCAATTTGAGCGGTTTCAAGACTCGTTGATTGAGGAATACAACAGAAATCAGGCGCTCAAAAAAGGCAAGGAATATACCGACCGAGTGCTCATTAAAAAAGGAGTTGAAGAGCCCTACCTTTACGGAGAAGACGCGCCCAGATGGTCGAAAAAAGAATTCCACAAATTACTAGAAGACAGCGGCGCGATGCTTGAGTTTGCGGAGCACCTTGAAAAAGTATTCAGAACTGGCAGCTTCAAGGGAAAAACCGAATTACGAAGAGCCGCCAAGAATTGGGTGCAGGATCGCACAACGCCGCTTGGCGCACCTCGGGCCAGTAACGAGCGGGCGTTTCAGCAGACAACGATGGAGCAGGCTCAGGCTAGGCTTGCTCAAGCCGGGATTGTTGTTACCATTGCCGATATGCAGGCTGCCCTGTGGTTTAACGAGAAGGAATTGTTTGGCAAGTACGGGGCGGCAACGAGCGGAGCAGAGCCAGCGGACTACGCTGACGCCGCCAAGTTTTCTTTGGACATCATCCAAGCTGGAGGTTTGTTCCAAGTGGATCGTAAAGGGGAAACAGTGCGACTCTTGTCCGAGGCCGATGAGGCAAACCTCACTGGCGTTAAGTCTCCCAATAAGGGGCTAATGAAGCAATTGATGGAAAAAGAAAAAGCAATCAAAGCGGCAGAAAAACTGCGAAAAGAAGCTGAAGGAGAAGACGAAGAATAATATGCCAAAAACACCAAAACTATCTGTATCGAAGGGAGATAAGCTTCCTGTTTCCCGGGGCGCCGGGCTAACAGCCAAGGGCCGAGCCAAAATCAACGCGGCAACTGGCAGCAACTTGAAGGCGCCTGCGCCGCACCCAAAGACCAAGGCCGACGCTGGCAGAAAGGCTTCATTCTGCGCTAGAATGAGCGGCAATCCCGGTCCGATGAAAGACGAAAAGGGTCGCCCAACCCGTAAAGCCGCATCACTTAAACGCTGGAACTGCAAATGAAAGACCCAAAAGACGTAGTCTGTCTTGTCGTAGACAACGGCCTGTTTGTTGAACTTGCGCTAAAACTAAGCAAGACCTTCAAAAAGGTTTACTATTATTGCCCCTGGGAGTGCGCCTTTGCCAAGCTGAACACCGCCTGGATCGGCAAGGGGTTGGACGGCCTGGAGCTGGTTGATTCCATCTACGGCCCGCATTTTGACGACGTCGATTTCTTCTGCTTCCCCGATATCTATTTTGGATGGGAGCAGCGAATGCTGGACCGGATGGGTAAGGTTGTCTGGGGTTCTCGCCTGGGCGAGGAAATGGAACTGGACCGCGCCGGCATGAAGCGCATTATCGAGCGCACCGGCCTGCCTGTTGGCAAGTATTGGGAAATCACTGGCATGGACAACCTGCGCTCCTTCCTGAAGGAGCACGACGACGTTCACGTCAAGATCGACAAGTACCGCGGCACTTTTGAAACATTCAAGGCGCCCTCGTATGAAGAGGTGGAGCCAAAACTGGACGAGGTCGAGTACAAGCTCGGGCCGCTCAAGCATGACCTCAAATTTATTGTCGAGGAAGACCTTCCCGACCGCGTTGAGTTTGGGACAGATGCCTGGACAATCGACGGCCAGTTTCCGAATACGCTCATCTCCGGCCTGGAGATCAAGGATTGCGGGTTCGCCTCCGTCTTCAAAAACTACGCCGACCTTCCGGAACCTTTAACTCGCTTTAATGAGGCGATGAAGCCGGTTTTCGAGGCTTACGGATACCGCGGCTTTTTCTCGACCGAGATCCGGATCGGGAAAGACATGGATCCCTACATGATCGATTTCTGCGCCAGGGCTCCGAGTCCTCCAAACGAGCTCTACCAGGAGCAGTATTCCAACCTGGCAGAGTGTATGTGGTACGGAGCGAACGGCGTTGTGGTTGATCCTGAGCCGACGGCCATTTATGGCGCCGAGATCATGCTCCACTCGTCCTGGGCGGACCAGAATTGGCAGAAGGTCAAATTCCCCGACGAGATCCGGGATTTTGTTAAGCTCCGGAACGTTTACAAGAACAAGGACGGCTTTTATTGCATCCCCCAGGACTGTGGGCTGCCGGAGATAGGCGCTGTTATCGGCCTGGGCGACACAATGGAAGACGCGTTTGCGCACGCTTTAGAGAACGCAGAGCAGGTTGAAGGTTACTACCTCGAGTCAAAAAGCTCTGCCATTGAGCAGGTGCGAGAGCAGATCAAGGAAATGGAGAAGCTCAACCTCAGCGTGTTTAACGAATGAGGATTGAGATTAAGACCATCGACGCGTCGGCCATGCGTTATCCTACAGCCGGCGACTGGGAATGGCTCCCAGACGGCGCGCTGAAGATTACGGCGCCAGACTACGGCGGCCAGGACCAAAGCGCCCTCCTGGTGGCCCTGCATGAGCTTGTCGAAGCATGGCTTTGTAAGCGCGACGGGATCACCGACGAGGAAGTCACCAAATTTGACACCGATCATCCCAAGCTCGAGGAGCCTGGCGACGATCCCAAGGCGCCGTACCATATCCAACACCAGGCGGCCATGTTGACCGAGAAAACGGTCGCAATGTCATTCTCAACTGATTGGGACGCCCATAACCAATGGGTCATCAACGCCGGCAACGAGGTTGAGCGCATCTACGACCGCGGCGAAAGCCGGAAGAGCCAAATCATGCTGGCCGGCCCGAGGTTTTGGGCGGAGCTGCACCTGTACGCGCTCCGGCACGAAGGGAAACCTAGGTATATGCACCATTGGCTCCTGGACTGGATGGGAGACCTCCCGTTTGACGGGTGCCCGTGCAAAGCGCACCTGGAAGCCTTCCTGGCTGCCGACCCGCCGGACTACACTCGTCTGTTTGACTGGTCGGTGCGTCTGCATAATAATGTCAACGAGCGCCTCGGAAAACCTCTGATCGACCCGATTGGAGCCAGGACGCTCTGGCTAAACAGACTTTTTTAATAAATGAAACGAATACCTATCTACCCAGCTTTTCCTGTCCAGGCTTACCCTGGCGACCGAGACAATGCGGCGGTGCGATCAAACAGCGGCATGAGCATCCTGGACTACTTTGCGGCGGCAGCTCTTACCGGCCTGCTTGCTGCCGGATGGGACTCGTCCGACGCTTCTGTAGAGTCATTCAAGCTTGCTGAGACAATGTTAACAGAAAAAGAGAATTACAAATGAGATTCCCACCTAAAAAAACCCCCGTGACGCCTGGTAAAGCGTCCTACCAGGCGCCCGAAAAGACCCACTCTGGCGTTTCGTTAAACACCGGCTCGCCGGAAATCCGTATCGGCCTGGAAGCTGCAAAGCCCTACAAATCACCAACAAAGGACAAAGGTGCCGCCGACGCAAAAAAAGTTAAGACAGACGAAAAGAAAATCACGATGCCAGGCAAACCTGCCCGAATTCCGGCACGTCGCTCAGTTAGAAAATAAAATGGAAACCAACGAAGAAACCCAGCCTGAAGCTCCTAAGCAAATGACTATGGAGCAGCTATTTGCGCAAACAATTAACGCCATTGACTTTGAGAAGGTCACCCACCAAGAGGTGATTGCTGATGTTCTTAATGCTCTCAATACGTTGTCTTTCCGTCTCATGGTTGCCACCGCGGTGCTTCAAAAAATCACTCCGAAAAATGAAAGCCAAGAACCAGTACAGCAGACAGGCGACGAAGAACCCGTCAGCGAGCCGAGCTGAAGCTCCTCGAGCTCATGCACATGAGCCTGCTGGAGGAGACGCAAAGAAGGCAAACCCGCAACGCAAAGATGTGCTTGCTCGGCATATGCTTTCATCTTTTAAGCTTAAAAGAGACAACGAGTTATGAAACACAAGAACCCGCATCTTCAACGTTGCATTGCGATCACTGAGACCCAGCAGGAGCTCCGGAATAGTCGCATTCACGCCGGCACTAAAAAGAAGCTGAACAGCAAGCTTGGCGGGCTGTTTAAAGGCAAGAACCCAAAGCCAATGGACGACAAATGAAAGAAGACCTATTCAAGTGGCCATGCTACTCAACTCACGCTGGAAAGGGAGACGATCCCAGGCCGGTGGACAAAGCGAAGTTCCAATCCAATTTTGAAAACATCCAAGGGCGTGGAAAAATGTCCGGAAAGGTGAAGCGACGACGCAACGGACGAACGACATACAGCTACTAAGTGGCTGAAAGTGCGCTGTTTAACCGCAGCGCACTTTTTTTTATAAAAAAAGCTTCACAAGATTCTAACCGTGGGTTCTAATAGCTCCAGTTGGTCGCAGTACGGCCAACGAAACCACAACCAAATCCAAACATGAAAATCACAGTTACTCTCCCCGACGGCACAATCGCGAAGCGCACAACCAACCGCACCTACACCCACGCAATTGTGGTCCAGGACCGCGACAATGACACCTGGGGCGCAACTTCATACTGCGGCAACCTGGTGCTGGCGCACAAAGCTCTCGCACAATACCAGGCGGAATCCAGGTACAAGAATGCGCAGATTGTTCCGGTAAACTAATCACCCCTGGCGGGGTTCTATCCCCCGCCTCTAACCAAATCCAAACATGAAAATCAAAATCACGACTTCTAACGCAGCGGCCATTACCGCCGCCTTACTAGCGGTTAACGGCAAAGCAACGGCCCACACCTACACCCGGGCCAGCGAGATCACCGCCTGCGCGGAGGCGTCCGAGGCGGCCCTCGCAAAACTCGGACTGCCAGTTAGCGCTCGCAAGGGCGCCAGCGTAGTAGTGGCGTCTGGGCAAAAGTTGCCGTCGGCCTACAAATACAAGGTCAAAATCACCCACGCCACGCTGGTCCGCGTCGCCACAGGCTGGACGCTCGCCGAGCTGGCCAGCGTTGAGACATGGCACGGCGGAGGCAGCCAGTTGTCGCTGACGACCGCTCAGGACGAGCGGATCGTTGCGGGGGTGCGGGCGGGGTACCTGATTTCAAAACGATAAATAGTATGAAAAATAACGTAATGAGCAGTCACGACAGCGACAGCAAAATCAAAACCAAGATTGTCAACGGAGAGGATGTTTACAGCTTTGACGACATAGCCGTCTTAATTGCAGAGCAAATCGGCAAGATGCCACGAGAAACCAGGCCTCAAGTACTCATGGCACAAGACGCCCGGGCGACAATCGACGAAATGTACAATGGCATCGGCGGGGATATGGAAAAACACCGGGAAAACATGAAGAATCACCTCTCAAATTTGAAGGGATTCAAAATCGCATACGTCGCCGAAGTGACCGCCATAAAAAAAGAGCTACAAGATATCCGCACTTTTTTTGTCGGGGCCGAGCACGATCAGGAAATAGCCAGGCTGCGCGAGTTCGTCGATCTTTGCGAGCGAATTGCCGCGCTCAAGAGAGCCGGAACGCTTGACGCTGTCGCCGAAACCATTATCAAACTTTTATAGACAATGAGCACCTCACACTATTCCCGCCCTCCCCGGGGCGACGTCGGCCGCGATACGATCCGGATCCCACTCGGGGATCCGCACCTGCGCCCGCGCCCACAGCGCACCACCGCCACGGTCTGGCTGCTGGTGGGCGTCGCACTACTGATGGCAGACGGGTGCGCCATGGCGCATTTTGCCGAGTCCGCGGTCGAGGCCTGCATTGTGGCCGCGCTGACAATGCCGACCGGGATCCTTGTCATCTTTGCAGCACTGGAGGCTCGGAAATAATGGGCTCGCGAACAGCCGGCATGGGCGGAATGACGGAATGTTGGATTTATTCCGGGAATCGGGTAAAAAATCCAAACCGCACAAAAGCCGAAAAACTGGCGCAGACAAACGCTAGAGCGGCAAAAAATAAATCCCTCCGCGCTCGGTGCGGCGGCCTGGAGGCACGAAATAATGAGCGCTCACCTCATTGACCTCCTACAAGAGCGCATTCGTGAGCTCCTTCAAGAAAACCTGCGCCTTCAGCTCCGCATCACTGAGCTGGAAATTCAAATAAATACATCCAATGACAAATCAGTACACTGACGCCGCCGATGCCGGCATGGCAACCATTAACATTGCCAACGCAGCGACCGCAAAGGCGGCAGCCCTCTTCCTGGGCTGGACCCGTTCCTTCCGGCACATCCTGGACGAACACGACGTCCTCGAGGTCGAGTCGGAATTCTCATTCCCGCTCCTTAATCCCGAGACTGAGTCGCCGTCCAAGACCTTCCTGGAGGCCGGCAAGATTGACGGCGTTCTCCGCAATAAGCGTTCTGGCACCATAAAGGTGCTCGAGCACAAGACGACCGCGGACAGCATCGACTCGGACAGCAACTACTGGCCCAGGCTGGTGATGGACACGCAAATTTCCAAATATCTATTGAGCCTCCGCGCCCGCGGCCTGGACGCAAACCAAGTTTGCTACGACGTTATCCGGAAACCAGGATACAAGCTCGGCTCGGTGCCGACCCTGGACGAGAACGGGCTCAAAATTGTCCAGGACCAGTTCGGCAACAGGATAACCACAAGTGACGGCAAAAAATGGCGTCAGACAGCGGACACTGAGCGCGGGTGGGCTGTTCTCTCAAGGCCGGAGACGCCCCAGGAGTTGTTTGACCGGACGTTTAAGGAGATCAGTGACCGGCCCCTGGACTACTTTGTCCAGCGTGACATTGCACGCAGCGACTCCGACCTGCTCGAGTACATGAACGACGCCTGGGCGTTGTCGCAGCAGATCCTTTGGTTCCGCCGCCGGAACCTTTGGCCCAGAAACCCGAGCGCCTGCGCCCAGTTCGGCACCTGCGAGTACTTTGAGCTCTGTTCAGGCCGGTCGGCTGTTGATGGCATCCGGTACGCTCCAAAGCCGGAAAAACACGCTGAGCTCGAGATGAAGGAGACCAACACCAAAGAACTCCTCACTAATAGCCGGCTGACGGCCCTGAGGAAGTGCAGCCGGTATCATTACCTTAAATACGAGTCTCCCACCATGAAGGTCGGAGAGACAGAAGAAGCCCTCGCCCTGGGCACCGCCTTTCACCTGGCCGCGGAAACGTTCCTGCGCCATTTCATTGTCAGCAAATAAATACAACCATGAGCATTCTAACTAAAATCAAACGCGGCGGCGAAAGCCTCCCACCTCGAGTTCTTCTTTCCGGTCCGGAAGGGATTGGCAAATCAACGTTCGGAGCAGGGGCGCCCAGCCCGTTGTTTATCTCCCAGGAGGACGGCCTCACCGGTCTGGATCACGTTGCCAGGATCAGCCCTGAAACCTATGCCGACACTACGGCGATGGTCGAGGCGCTCACCCTGGACGCCGGCGAGTACAAGACCTTGGTCCTGGACACAACCGACTGGCTTGAGCGCAGCATCCACCAGTTTATCTGCAAGCGCGACGGGAAAGCCGGCGTTGAGGACTACGGGTTTGGCAAGGGCTACAAGATCGCCGAGCAGGAGCTTAGCCTTCTCCTGGCCAAACTGGACACGCTCCGGCAGCGCCAGAAGTTTGGGATCATCTTGCTCTCGCACGTCCAGATCAAGACGTTCTCGGCGCCGGACGGCAATACATGGGATCGCTACGAAATGAAGGGGCACAAGGGATTCACCGGAATTCTCCGCGAGTGGCCAGACGCCTGTTTGTTTGCGGTTTACGAGGTCTACAAGACCAAGGAGCGCGGCTCCAATAACGAGAAGGTCACTGGCGGCGGTCGAGTATTGCACACCACCTGGTCGCCAGGGTGGGACGCTAAGAACCGCCTGGGCCTTTCTGAAGTGATGGAGTTGGACTACGCAACCTTTGCGGCAGAAGTCGAGGCCAACCGGCCAGACAAGCTCCGCGCACAATTTCTCGCCCTCTTAAGCACGGCCAAACTCGAAGGAGAAGCCAAAGCCAAGTGGCAGAAAACACCGGTTGATCAGCTTCCTGCTGACCGGATCAAAGTCGGAATCGAAAAATTGAAAACCCTACAGTAATATGGAATACACAAAACCAACGGAACCTGGCCGCTACTTGGCCATCGTCAAAGAATCAAAGTCCTGGGTATATTTGTCCAAGGACGACAAGCCGAGCGTTGTCATTGGCATGGTCATCGACCACGGCCAGGGCGACAACAGCGGGACAGAAATAACTTGGTTCGGCTCGTTGAGCACTGACAAAGGCCGGCAGATCACCCAGGACCAGCTTAAGCGCTGTTTTGACTGGGACTGGGATTCAGCCGCTTTGGCAGATGGCCGAGTGCCGTTTGCTGGCAAAGAGGTGGAAGTTGTCATTGAATGGAACGATTGGAATGGCAAGAAGTCGCTGAAAGCGCAGTGGCTCAATAATCCAAACGCTCCGGAGTCTACCGTCGCTCAAGACCCAGCCAAGATCCGGTCGATCCTTGGTGCCTTGGACCGCGGGATGAAGGCAAACGCTCGGGGGTTGGCCGCTAAGGCCGTTGTCCCAGGGCGGGTAGTGAAAGCGACAGATCCTGTTGATCTGGCTGACGACGATATTCCGTTTTAATGAAAACGTGTTTCAAATGCGGAAATAAACTTCCCCTCACTGAGTTTTATCACCACCTAAGGATGAGCGACGGCCATCTAAATAAGTGCAAAGCTTGCACAAAGTCAGACACAAAAGAAGCCAAGTTAAAACGCAAATTAAAAACAGCAAGTTCGAGGGGCGCGCTCTCGTAAAAGCAGCAAACCGGAGTAGTACGCTCTCGTAAAAGCAGCAAACCCGAGGGGCGCGCATTCGTAAAACGCGCAAAACCCAAACCCAATAAATACAATGAAACAGACAGCTAGAATTGAACTTATCACCCCAGCAATTGCAAATAGAATGCTCTTACAAAACTGGGTAAATCGTCCTGCGTCGAACCATCGAATTGACCTCTACGCTAAGAGTATGGCCAGCGGAAACTGGCAACTGAATGCGTCCAACATTCGTTTTGGCGTTACTGGAAGATTGCTCGATGGGCAGAAACGGTTGATGGCTTGCATCAAGGCTAACGTCTCATTTGAGACGTGGGTGACTCGCGGAATCCCTGACGAGTACATCTATTCTATAGACATAGTTCAACCGAGGACGGTTTCAGATATGCTCGCCTTTGATGAAGAGAAAAACGTTAAACATTTGAGTGCCGTCATCAACCTGATTGCCGAAATCTTTGGAGGACGTTATCAGCGATTAGCTTATTCCCCGCAGCGTGAAATTTTAGAGGATAATCCAGACATTCGCGATTGCGTTAAATCGAGACGCCTAAAGTTTTTCAAAGTTCCATCCAGCGTTGAGCACGCGGCTTTCTTTGTTGCAATGCGTGCTTATGGCCTCAATTGGGTTAATGAGTGGCTTTTAAAGCTGTCAAAAAGCGAATTTGATTCCGCCCAAGCTGCCTTTGATTTGTACATGAAAAAACGATTGGCGCCTTCGAGGAATGAGGGATGCCTCCATTTAACGGCGGTTCTTGTTAAAGCCATGAAGTGGTCAAAGACTGGCAGGAAATTGACCTTGGCTTGGACTCCAGACAAAGAGGCGTTCCCTCAATTATGATTGAATTCACTATCCCCGTGGACCCAATGTCGGTTCAGTTTTCGGGAAAGCGGGTGATGGTGCGCGCCGGAAAGCCGATCTTCTTTAAGCAGAAAAAGGTCGTCAAATGGGAGCAGTCAATCGAGTGGCTGACTGCTCCCTACCGGCCAGCAGTGCTCTTGGAAGGCGCCCTGGAGATGAAGGTGCTGTACGTTTTGCGCCGGCCAAAAGTGTTGATGGCTAAAAAGCACTCAACGGATCGCATATGGAACATCCACCGGCCCGACCTGGACAACCTCCAGAAGGGGCTCCAGGACGCCATAAAAGGCTTCTGGCACGACGACGCCCAGATCGTGCGTCTGAACCTCGGAAAGTGCTACGCAGCAATTGGCGAAGATCCAAAAATTGAAGTTAAAATAAATAAATTATGAGCAAAGTGAGCGGGAGACCTTGGATATCACGCGGGCGCCGAATTGACCCAGACGTCTGGGCGGACAATGTAAAGCGGTTGCCAACCCGGTACAGGGCCGCGGTAGCCAGAATTGTTTGGTGGGACTGGTTTGCGTCCAGGACGTGTAGCAACCGGTGGGACCATCTGGATGAATATATGCGCTACCCTATTGAAGGAGAGACATGGACAGACGACGACCTAAAGAAAGGCCTGGTGAAAGTTGGGTATCCCCAGGAGGAGGCTAACCGCCGAATTCGTCCGACCAAATGAACCACTACCCTCGACACATTGGGGACTACCTCCGGGACACCGGTCACCTGTCTCTGCTAGAGCACGGCGTCTACAGCCGCCTGCTCGATCTCTATTACCTCAACAACGGACCACTTCAACTCACTGTTGACGACGCAATCCGAAAGCTGTGCGCTCGGGCTCAGGACGAGCGTGAAGCCGTGGAACGAGTTTTGCGGGAGTTCTTTTCTCACTGCAACGGTGTATGGTCTCACAAACGAGCCGACAAAGAGCTTGAAAAGTACCGTTCGCTTTCGGAACAGCAGAGGGCCAGAGTGTCAAAAAGATGGTCTAAAAATACCGACGGTATACCGACGGTATCGGAAACCGTACCGACGGTATCAGAAAGTATACCGCAGGAATACCAGGTGCCGTATACGGGTGCTGGTATACCAACCAAGAACCAAGAACCAAGAACCAGTAACCAAGTAATACCCCCTACCCCCTTTAAGGGGGCGGTCGCTGCTGTCGCAGCTCCCAGGGTTCGGAAGTCAGCCTGGGGTCATCCGCTTGATGGCCTGCCGGCGGTCCTGAATGTTCCGGAGTTTGTCAACGTCTGGCTTGAGTATATCGCGTACAAGAAGAAGCAATCGGCCAAAACGCTCCCGTCCAGGACTCGGGTCTTCGCCAAGGCGGTGGAGGTCGGAGTGCCGGCGGCGATAGCCGGAATGATTCAATCAATGGAAAAGGGCTGGAGCGGAATTCACATAGAAACCAAAACAAATGCAAAACTTGAAAAACGCAGTGGAGAGTGTCCTGAGTCCATTGATGTCCCAGTCTTTTGACCAGGACGACATCGATCAACGGGTTGCAGAATCCGCGGCCAGGGAGCGACGCATCCTTGCCCACAAACTGATGGAGAAGTCCAACATCCCCCATCGCCACCGGCAACCGGTCGAGCCTCGAGGGGAAGGATGGCTTTCGCTCCTGGCTCGAGTTGAGGCCAAGGTCCACTCCGGATTCATCATCGCTCTGTGCGGCTCTAGGGGCACCGGAAAGACCCAATTGGCGGCAACCATCGCCAAAACCTACGCGGGGGCCGGCAAGGCGCCATTGTACGCAACGGCGATGGGGTTCTTTCTCGACATCAAAGAGTCGTTTGAGGGCAAACGCTCGGAGAAAGCAGTCATTGATGCGTATTGCGGTCCAAGTCTGCTGATCTTGGATGAGCTCCAGGAGCGTGGAGAAACCCCCTGGGAAAACCGGCTTCTCACGCATTTGATTGACCGACGCTACGGCGCCATGCGTGACACACTGCTGATCACTAACCAAAACCAAACAAAATTCCTGGACACTATCGGAAACAGTGTCGCTTCCAGGATCGTAGAAACCGGCGGCGTCGCGTTCTGCGATTGGCCGTCTTACAGAACAAACTAAAAACTTAACCGCCTCAATCTAATGGACTTCAAACAAGCAATCGCAACAATCGCAGACTTTACTTTGGGTGCCGGAATTTCAAACTTCAAGGCTCAGTTACAATGCTCTGACGGCGAGCATGATGGAAAGATCATTCAGATATCAGTCGCGGTGCTGTGTGGCTGCGATGAATGCGTCATGGAGCGCAGTTTCAACGACCAAGAATCATGCCCAAATTACCATTCTGAAGACAACGAAGCAGAACCAGAAGTGCCTCAAGACGATGATGATAATGACGAAATAGGAGAGCAGTGGAAAAATAATTGAAAATAAATTTGACCTGGGTTCTAACTCCCAATAGCTTGGCGTCTCAGTTAAAAACAACCACAACAGTCCAAGGTTACGGTTTGTAACCGCGGACAAAAACCGTAATAAATAAATGACTGCAACACTACCTACAACTACGCGGAATCAAACCCTTTGGAACGCGGTGCTCCGCGCAAAGGCCGGCAAGAATTGCTCTTGGGCCGGAGAGCGCGCCTATTATCGGGCGGTGAACGCCTACGAATGCAGCATGGGGCATGAAGTCCCAGTGATCTTTTACGAAGACGGAACAGACACGGCGCCGGCGCCCCTTAAATGGGAGCAAGCGGTCGGCTGGTCGTTTGAGCTTCCCAACGGAGTGTGGGAATGCGAGGAGCTGGACTCCAGGCCGGTCGGCACATTCACCTTTGTTCGGAGGTCCGCATGAGCGGGCGCGTGCGATACATTGAAGGCTCCAGGTTGTGTTCAACCGGGGAGCGTCCAATGGACGAAGACCATGCCCTGGAGCAGGCCGAGGAGGAGATCCGCCGGCTGAAAATTCGAGTAGCGGAGCTCGAGGCCGATCTCGGCAGGATGATCGAGCGGATGAAAGCCTTAAAAAACGCACGATGACCAGGCAAGAAATTGAAGACTTTTTGGAACAGGAGTTCCCAGAAGAACGTGTAATCCTGGCCGACGGCATGGAGTCCGCGTTCTTGGGTTTTGTCCAACGCATGAACGAACCCGTTCTGGCTTGCTACGACCAGGACCGTTGCCTCTATGCGCTTGTGGAGGAATCAGGCATGAGCCAGGACGACGCCTGGGATTGGTTTAGTTTCAACACTCTTGGGTCGTATGTTGGCCCAGGAACGCCTTTATTCATAAAATTATGCTAAGCACAGGATCACCAGGGGACGAAGACGACCGCTACCCCGTGGACAAAGAATGTCCGATTTGCGGGTCACCAACAGCGACTGGCCCAGACTGGGCTAGCTGCATCAATAGCCATTGTGGCTGGTCTTGGGAGGCTGATGGCGAGCCTGAGCAGCCCTGGGGGGACGAAGTATGAGACAACAATCAATTGGCCGGTGCGCTATTGCCGACAGAAAAGATCGCGGGGCGTTGAGAGCAGTCAACAAGGCGTTAAACGCGAGACGGGTTGCCCAGTCTGGAACCACAACTATGAAGGAAATCATGCATCAACACGCCGTTTTAAGCTCTGCAAAAAAAGCTGCATGGCAACGGTCACGAGAAAAGCTTAACACAACCGCCGGCATGTTCGGCACAACAGTCAAACCAGATGCGCCCTAGCCAACGTCAAGCCCTGGCTTATTGGCTGGCGGCCACTGGAGTGTCTGTTTGCGAGATCGGACGAGTGCTTTGCTGCTCCAGCGAGGCAGCCCAAGGCACGCTAGCCGCTGCTAGGCGTAAGGCTCAGGCGGTCGGCCTAACCTACGCCCACCAATCGCCGGTTGACCCAAAAGCAGAGTCTGGGCTGTCGGCAGCAAAGCGCCTGGCGCAGGAGGCCGGCTTAGTATGAGCACCTGGGAATCAGAGTACGTCGTGACGGTGGACTTTTTGCCATACATAGCCTGGACAATCACCGCGGAGTCAGAATCAGAAGCCAGGTTGAAGCTCGTTGAGCTCCTGGGGATCCCATACGAAGAAACAATCGCCTCCCTGGGAGGCCAACCCACACAAAAATGAACACAAAAGAAATAATTACAGGGCTGCGCTATGTGGCAACCAAGCGCCCGCTTGAATGTATACTTTATGTGTCGGCAGCAGACGCACTGGAAACGTTGCAAAAGGAATTATCCCAGGCCATTGCTGAGCGCACCCCGCACGATTACGGGCTCTTAAGAGAGGAGGCTACCTTTTTGCGAAAGGAGCTCGACAAAGCACTTGCAGAAGTGAAGCGGCTTAAGAGCGATAGAGATGACTATGCGCGAGATGCGGAAAAATTCGCGGAACAACGCAACAAAGCCCGCGTCGAGGTGGAGCTATTGAAGGAAAAACTAGACGCCGAGTTAAACAGTTCGGTAACGCTTCAGTCACAACGTGACGAAGCCCGCGCCGAGGTGGCACAACTCAAAGACACTGTTGCAGCTTACGAGGCCACAACCGTCAACCAACAGTTGACAGTTCGCCCCGAGCCCTCGCGGCTGGAGATTGCGGCGATGTTGCTGGCTGCGCTGGCCGGCAGAGAAAGCGAATCGTGGGAAGCAAAATTGGAAGTAATCTGGGCTGTTGAACAGGCAGACGCACTCATCGCAGCAGCAAAGGAGGCCAAATGACCGACGACCAAATTAACGCGGCGATTGCTAAAGCGTGCGGATGGACTGGCATTTTTGAGCATCCAGAGTTTGGATTGATGGGAGTCGCCCCGGAGACGCATGGCTGCCGGACTGCGGTTGAGGAGTACGCCCACTGCCTCAACGCGATGCATGAGGCGGAAAAGGTGATAAGAGACAAAGAGCTACTTTTTGAATATGGAATGCACATATCAAACTCTCACCATTACGAGTACCTGCTCAGGGCAACAGCCCGCCAACGCGCAGAAGCGTTTTTACGGACGCTGGGAAAATGGGAGGAAAAGGAATGAAAATTCACCCTAACGCGGTTGAGTTAACAACCCGAGAAGCCAACGGATGCAATGCATATGTGGACGCGTATAACTGCGCCTATGACGTTTTTGAGATCGTTCAAGCTGCAATGCATTTGCCAATACCAGCAGGCGTTGGTAAAGGCACGCGGCATGGAATCATTTCCAAATTTGCTGATCTGCTCATAGCTAAGCAAAAAGAACAAATTGAGAAACTTGAGGAAACGCTCGAGCGCATCCGCGATTGCGAAATTGGCTGGAACGGGGTGTTGAAATGATCCGGTTCATTTCATATTTGACCGAGGTGCTGAACCCCTGGATTCATCGGAACAGCCTGGACCCAACGACGACGTTCCTCACAGACGCCATCCTAGCCCGCCAGAGCGCTCAGGATCTCCTGGCAGCCCTGCCTATCATCTTGGACGAGACAGCCCGCGCCAGGCACAAAGCCAGCCCAATACAAGGCGATCTGTTCTTTGACTCAAGGGTCACTAACGACGGCCTGTGGAAGAAGTACTACCTCAAATGGTACGCCAAGCCCAGCAAACGAGCCCTAACCGATTTCCCAGCGACGTTAGCCGTCATCAGCCGGCACCCAGACATTCACCTGGCGATGCTCAGCATCCTAGAGCCCAGGGCAACGATCCATCCTCACGCTGGTCCCTGGGCCGGCTGCATCCGCGTGCATATCGGCCTGACAACGCCCAACAGCCCAAACTGCTTCATCTCACTCAACGGCCAGCGTTACTCCTGGAAAGACAGAGAACTGGTCGCTTTTGACGATACAACCCAACATTGGGTCGTAAACGATACCGAAACACCCAGGACAGTCTTATTCCTGGACTTTGAGCGCAAAATGAAGAGCAAACGCACCCAAATCATCCTGAACCTGCTCAACAGAACCGTGGGCAAACTCACAACCAGAGAATGACTCAAGAAACACTCAACTTTGATCAGCCTGCGCCCTGGCACTTTGATGGCAAGACCTACAGCCCAAAACAGGATCAAACCAGGCTATCAGCGCAACTCACCGCGGTATTCAGCGTCATGCGAGACGCTAAGTGGCGCACGCTAACAGAGCTCTCAAGCATCACCGGCGCCTCAGAAGCCTCAGTTTCAGCCAGGCTGCGCGACCTCAGGAAAGCCAGATTTGGCAGCCATACCGTGAATCGTCGCCGTCTCATTGCCGGCCTGTTCACCTATCAACTAATCGTCAACCAATAAGCCAGGCTTCTATCATATGAGCATCATATAACAGGGCTATAGATTCAATTTTAAAGCAGTCAAGCGATCAACCGTCAAGAATAAAGTTCAGAATTGAGGCGTATTGTTTTAATGCACTTGCAATTGTGTGATGAATAAAGCAGTTTCTAGCAATTAATTGAAATCAATTGATTAGATGTCAATCCAGAGAAAGACGACCGTCTTTATTTGTATTTCCTTTTTATTCAACCACTTATGCCTCGTCTACAAAACCGACTGCACGAACGTTTCGCTCATTTGCTCGCTGAGGGCATTCTCCAGGGCGACGCTTACCGAAAGCTGGCTCCTCACGTCGTTGATCCCAACGCGCAGGCTTGCCGGCTTGCTCAGCGACCTGACGTAAAGACTCGCATCGCCGAGATCCAGACTGAAGTTCACAGTCGCGCCGTCATGGGCTTGGACGCAAAGAGAGACCTGCTGCGCCAGATGATTGAGGGCACGGTTCCAACTAAGGTTGTGCGCAAAGCCGACGGCAAGGTCGAAGCCATCTTTGACCGGCTCCTGGCGCTGCAAACGGACGCCAAGATCTCCGGCGAAGCAGACGGGCGTCAGCAACAAGACGGAAGCGCCTTGGCACTAACGTTTAAGATGTACGGACGCGACGACAAGCTCGCGCCCAAGGAATGGCTTGAAGCTGAGCTTGTGCCGGTCACGCGTGAGATTGACGCAACGCCGGTTGACTTGTCGCAATACGCTGGGCCTGTTGATGAAACAGCTCCAAGCCTAACGGATCTTGAGACGCTTTCGTTCACGCAAATGGCTGTAACATCCGCTGTTTGAACGACTTGCTTCATAACTTAATACAACGTGTGTCATGTGGAATTGGAAATGTTGATTTGCAACCACTTAACGTCCCATTTATGATAATCCGAGACAAACAACCCACTACCGCGGCTGAGCAGGCTATCGGCAAAGCATGGGGCAGCGTCGCGTTCGCCTGCCTCCCTGTTCTCCTAGCCGCTGCTGCCGGCATCCTCATCGGCCTCATGCTGGGCTGCGCCTACCTGGTCGCTGACTGGATCATTGGCCTGGTACTCTGATGCCTGCTGTACGCGCACGCACGGTGGATCGGACGATGGCCATCGCTCTCGAGGCTCGACGCTTGGCTGACAAGGGCGAGGATGGCCTCCAGGAGGGGGCGGCGTACATAGCCCGCAACGCCAGCGACCGCCCGCCGTCCTCGCTCGCTCTCACTCCTGAGATGGCACGCCAGGTCATCTACAAGTACGTCCAGGCAATGCTCGAGTACGACCACTTCGAGGCGGCTGCTACCCTGCTCTGGGGGCCGGACGTGTACGACTGGCGACCCCTGGCCTCCAGGGATACATGGCGCTGCCTGTTCGCTCAGGACAAGCTGTTGATCCAGGGCGCCGGCGCGATGGGTAAGAGCTTCTGTGGCGGCGCTTGGTTCTACTTGGACTGGTTCCGCGACCCTGAGTACACGGCCATCAAGGTGGTATCGCTGACCAGGGAGCACGCAGAGCGGAACATCTTCGCCAGCATCAAGACCTTTCACCGGCAAGCGCTCGTCAGGCCGCCTACCCAGTTCGAGTCTGACCTGGTCAACAGCATCCAGGTGACGCCGGACAGCAAGCAGGGCATTCACCTGGTGGCCATCCCCAGGGGGGAGTCGGGGCACGGGACGCTCCGTGGGTTCCACCCGTCACCTCGGTTCGGTCCGGCTCATCGGCGGTGGGGCAGGCTGTCTCGGACGATGGTGGTCCTTGACGAGGCGGAGGAGATACCGGCGGGGGTATGGGAGGGCTGCAACAACATCCTGTCCTCGGTTGATCTGCACGCGCACCCTGGGTCCATCAAGATCTTCGCGGCCAGCAACCCCAAAGACCGGACCTCGGAGTTCGGGCAGCGGTGCGAGCCGTCGTCGGGCTGGGGCAGTATCGACATTGAGGATGACCATGAGTGGGAGTCCAGGGAGGGGTGGCACGTCCTCCGCCTGGACGCGGCGCGTTGTGAGAACGTGAAGGAGCGGAAGCTAGTGTACGCCGGCCTCCAGACCTACGAGGGGTACATGAGCTATGTATCCAGGGGCAAAACGGCGGAGGCGATGACGATGGCGCGTGGGTGGTTTCCGGACGAGGGGATCAGCATGGGACTCATCTCGCCGGTCTTGGTGGACAACGCGGTGGGCATTGTCCGGTTCATTGGGGCGGTGACAGCGGTGGCTGGGTTCGACTTGGCACTCGAGGGGAACGATCAGACGGTGTGCAGCTATGGCCGCTGGGGGTTGGCGGATGGGTGGACGGGACGGGACGACAAGTTCCATCCGTTTCCTGAGGGCGCCAGGACGGTGCTTCAGTTGGACAGCCAGGTGCCCTTTCCTAAGGCGGCGACGATTGAGCAGGCGCAGGCGATCCAAAAGTTCTGCAAGACAATGAAGGTTGAGCCGCGGTGGGTGTGTGTGGACCGGACGGGGAACGGGTCGGGGGTACACGACGCGCTCAAGACGCTCTGGTCGGAAGAGGTAATGGGGGTGAACTACTCCTGGGCCGCGACTGACGCGTTCATCCTGGGAGACGACAGCCAGAAAGCCTCAGAGCTGTACGACGGCGTTGTGACTGAGTTGTTGTTTGGCTTGACGCGGTACATGGAGTTTGGCTGGCTAAAGATCTCGCCTGGGTTTCGGGCCGAGGAGTTGACCAGGCAGGCTACGGGGCGCCGGTACAGGCAGAAGGGGTTGGGCAAGGTCCGGGTTGAGTCGAAAGGAGACTACCGGAAGCGGACCGGTCAGCCGTCGCCGGACGCATTGGATTCCCTGAGTCTGCTGGTGTATTTGCTCCGGCAGCGGGGCGAGAGCGAGGCGCGTATGATGAAGCCAAGGGCGGAGGCAAAGACAGGCAAAGAGATTTACAGTGTGGTGGATGCAGACATGAACTTTGTTGATTTCAGCTTATGAATAACGAGACCCAAGAACGAACGTTTAACCGCCTACTGGTCCTCATGGGGGCCATTGCGGTGTTGATCGCGGTATCTTCCTGCGCTAGCGGGTTACTGGACGCCTACGCCCGTATTAGGCTGGCAGAGCTAGGAAAGGGGGCACGATGATCCCCCAGGAAGAGTTTGATGCGCTCAATAAGAAAGCGGCCAGGACCGCCGGCAAGGTGGCTGAGTTGATGATCCGAGTGGCGGAGCTGGAAAAAAAAACCGGACTCGCTGACGCGAATGACACTGACCCCCCTGTTCCGGAGACCCCCCATGTTGGCCTGGCCCCAGGAACATTGGCCCATACATTCACTCAAGCTGGAAACACCAAATGAAGACCGGTGGCCCCAAGAAAGAAAAGAACCAGCGTGTGCCGGCGGTGAAGCGGTGCGACCACGTTGAGAAGCAGGGTAAGGCGAAGTATCTCCGGTGCGATACGCTCACGGCGACCAAAGGCAAGACCGCGGACGGGCGCCTAGTGTACTGCTGCCCATCGCACGCTTACCTGTATAGGCCGCCTGTATAGGTCAGAGGTGCCCCCTTTGCGGTTAGCCAGACGCGGGGGCGGGCGTCCAATCATAGGGCAGTCTCACAACCCTTGGCAGACACTCGCAACTTATCCTGGGTCTCTTCCCAGCGTCACGCCTGTTAACTCTTGGTGGCGTTCCCGATTCGGCGTCCCGAAATTGGAGCCGCAAGTCAGGATTGAACTGACGACCTGAGCTTTACAAAAGCCCTGCTCTACCACTGAGCTATCACGGCAAAATTGGTGGCGGGGGGTGGGATTGAACCACCGACCTTCTGGTTATGAGCCAGACGAGCTACCACTGCTCCACCCCGCTAAAAAAAGATGCTCGTTCTCTCCGAGCCGTCGCACCACTGATTCGACCGGCACTTGTGCCAGCCCGCAGGTGTCGCGCTGGGGAGCCGGCGACCACAACGACGCCGGCCCCCCCCTGTTATACCCTTGCCTGCCTTTGTTTCATGGACCAAACATCAAGGCCATTGCAGGGTCTCCCTGCAAATCATCTGGCGACAAGGGAAGCTGAGGCCGCCTCTTTCGGGACGGCCTCGTTACTCCTTCAACACATGGTTGATGAGCTTGTGCGCCCAGGCCGCCACCTCGTGAAGATCACAGCCCAGACACGGGGGGGATTATTGTCGCAATAAAAATGGCGGTCAATAATATTTCAGAAAATATGTCTGAAAATACAAACAATTCCCCAGGCCGACTTCAGGTTGAGATGATAAACATTTCAGAGTTAACGCCTTACGCCAGAAACTCACGCACTCATACAGACGAACAAATTGACGCGATTGCTGAAAGCATTAAGACCTTTGGATTCACAAACCCAATTTTAATCCATTCCGGTGGAAAAATAATTGCGGGCCACGGCAGGGTATTAGCGGCGTCCAGGGTGGGTCAATTAATGGTGCCGGTAATTAAGCTCGATCACCTTAATAACGCTCAGGTTCAAGCATTAGTGATTGCAGACAACCAGCTCGCAAATATGGCCGGCTGGGACTTTGATGTACTGGCTTCAGAAATTGATTCCTTGAACGACCAGGGGTTTGATTTGGAATTATTGGGATTTACCAAAGAAGAATTAGATGAATTAATTGGATCGCCGGAACTACCTCCGGAAGTGGCAGATGAAGAAGAGAAGAAGGCGGACGGAGATACAACTATTTGTCCGAAATGCCATCACGAATTTGTTTTGTGATTGCGTTGCTGGAATTAATGGTAATATCCAATAAATGGCGACTCCAATTCAAGGAATGGTCCCCCCTGGGGGCTGGCATTTCAAACAGGGCGACGTAACATTAGAAGGTGACTGTTATGCCAACCTTATTGAAGTCGTCTCTAATTTTAGAGCTGAAAACAATCTACCTCAAAACGATGTCACTGGAGACGTTAATTCATATATTTGCGGGAATTGGCCTCACTTTTGTCACGGCGTTGACGCGGTCAGTGTAATCAGCTACCTGACGCCGACGACGGGGACGCAGTTGATGAATGATGTTCAGGCGTGGGCCAAGCTGGTCCTGAACTCCAGCAAGCCTCACCCGCTGGTCTTGGATGAGCTGGCCGAGGCTCGGGCGCAAGTGTGCGAGAAATGCCCCAAGAACCTCAATTGGAGGTCATCCTGCTCCTCCTGCGTGTCTGCCGTTGATCGCCTGAGCGCCGGCGTGCGCCAGGGCCGCGACGTAAAGTCGTCTGTCAACTTGGGCGGCTGTTTTGTAATGCGCCACGACAATCGCAGCGCGGTGTTCCTGGATCGGGACGCCCTGAACAAAGCCGCAAACTTGCCGGCTGACTGCTGGGTAAACGTTCTCACTTAATATGGCCACTTCCTCGACGATTAAACCACTGGACCCTCGCATTACCGATGCGTTTGCGGACAAGGCGCCCAGGGTATCGGACACTCACGACAAGCCACGGGTTCTCGGGCTAGACGTCCGCGATCCAGACAACGGAAACATGGATACGGTCGATCCGGAGACGCTTACGGTTCGCCGGACGTTTAAGGACGCGCTTCAAGCCCATTCCGCGTATCGCCGTCTGAAACAGCAGAACGTTGAGCGGAACCGGAAGAATCAAATGATTCAGAAGAAGCTCAACAACGAGCCTCCGTATTCGCCAAAGAAGCTCGAGTCTATGGGCCAGAATTGGCGCTCGAATCGTCCTACTGGCTTCCTGAGCACAATGGTGAGCCGTATTCAGCCGCCGTTTAAAGCGGTCATTGAGCAGACGCCGACGCTCACTTTTGCCAAGCATCCCCTGGACGAGATTGATTCTGATCACAAGACCAAGACCTTCCGAGAAGCGATCACCAAATGCATCCGCGGCTGGTCCGGTTTTGACGACCTCGTTGCCCAGACCGTCCATGAAAATACAACTTTCGGGTTCTGTGCCTGGTGCTGGGACGACCTTCGCGACTGGAAGGCCGAGTTTCTCCGACAGGATTACACGTTCTTCTCTATCGAAACGCCTCAGGTGACTGACGCAACGCCGATCTGGGCGCGTAAACGCCGGTATCAGATTGCAGAGCTTCTGCCTATCCTGGAACGCCCAAATTACTCCGCGGCGGCAGGTTGGCACATCAACAACCTGGTGAGGAGCATCAACAACGCCATCCCCGCGGGCCGGACACTGGACGCTGACGACGATGCGCGCCGGTACGAAGACTGGATTCGGGAGGGCAGCTACGGCGCCTCCTACGAAAACGACGCAAAATACGTTGAGCTCGGGGAAATCCTGGTCAAAGAACCGCACGGGAAGATCAGCCGGTTCCTCTTTGACGACAAGTCCGGCGACGAGATTTGCACGCAGTTGGACCGGTACAACAAAATGTCAGAGACCCTGGCGCTGTTTGCTGTCGAGATCGGCAGCGGCGGTCTGATGTCCTCCAGGGGCGCTGGTCGCGACCTGTACAATACTCACATCTCTGTGGACAAGGCTCGTAACTTGGTTGTGGACAATGCCTACCTAAAGGGGCTCCTCCTGCTCAAAAAGCTACCGACAGCGAAGCCAAACGCGGCGCCGCTAACGGTTCATCATCCCATTGCGTACATCTCGGAAGGGTATGAGGTCGTCCCTGGCAACCTGCCGGCGGACATTGATGACTTCTTGAAGCTGGATCAGTTTGTTTCTCAGCTTGCAGAAATTCAGGTCGGAACGTTCCTTCCTGGATCTCCGGTTGAAACTCAGCAGCGCAAGACGGCGTCCGAGGTGAATCGTGTTGCGGCTATTGAAAATCAGCTCCGGCAGGGAATTCTCATGCGGTTCAGCCGGCAATTCAGCCACGGGATTGAACGGATGCAGCGCGGGATCTGTCACCCAGAGCACCTCAAGGCGGCGGCGGATCTCAAAGGCAAGCTGGACCTAGCTAGGCAGCACCAAGAAGGCGCAATTTGGGCGCGTCGCGAAGTGGTGGACTCGTTTGACCGCTCTCACATGGAACTTCCTCCGTTCCTGGTTCCGTTTGAAGTTCCAGAGCACCTGGACGAGGACGCAATTAATTGTTGCCTCGAGATGCTAGAGCACAATGTGCCGCCGGCAGATATTCTGCTGATGGCATTCTCGCCGGCGATGGAATTGCTCCAGGACACGACGGCCCAGGACAATCAAATCCTGGACATGATGATCCAGCGCTACACCGGAAATCCCGGCATCAACCAAGACGAGTTGATGAAGCTCGACTGGATCCGAAAAATGGGAGAGACGGTTGCCAACCAGGTCATCCTCCCGAAAGACAGCATCGAAGCCATCGCAATTGAGGCGACGCGGCAGCAGATTATCGAGCTTCAATCGATTATTGCCGGCCAGGAGATTCCGGTATCTCCTCGAGACAACGACGGGGTTCACTTGGACACGCTTATGCTCAAGCTCATGCCGGTCGTCCAGGCAATCCCCCCTGGGGGACTGCCTCCGGAAGGCGTTCCTCCGTTCGTTCAAGCGCTCAAGCATTTCAACGAACACATCGCCGCGGCGGAGGTCAAAGGAGCCGACAAGAAGGCGCTTCAGAAGTACAAAGAGGCGTATTACCAAGCGGCTGCGCACTTAACCAAAGGCCACAATGGGCCTCCGGTGCCGGACATTGCTCCAGCAGCGGCGCATGGCGGCGGAGGGCATCACCCAGCAGCGCCACGGCCAAGCGCGGCCAGGCAAAAGATAGCTGGGGAGATCTACGGCCAGAATTCGCAAAGCCAGGCTGGGTTGGTCAACAATATCGCCAACCCTCCAAAACCTCCGACTGCCGGATAATTTATGTGGGAACAATCAGATACATCGAGACTCAGAGACTACCATGCCCGCACGGGCGGACTATTAAGAGCATACCTGGCTTCCAGGGTGCCAAGAATTTCGGGGACGACAATTGAGTCTGTCGCCCTAGAGGCAAAATTCAAAGAAGGCTGCGAGCATATGCTGCGCGAGTTTGACGCCCTCCTTGAACAAGTAAAACAACCAGACGATTCAGCAGCAGCATCATTCGCATCAATGTAATATGGACGAAGATAACAATTCAGTGCCGGAATTTAACGTAGCAAACATGGACGGCGGGTCCGAAAAGCTAAACGCCGATCCGATCACGCAAAGCACTAGCGACCAGATTGATTCCATGCTCGACATGGCGGAGGCGGAAACATCCGCGTCTGACACGTCTCGAGATATCGCGCCAGTAACGGCGGACAATTCCTCGGACAATTCTGGAGCCTATTCTAGGGATACCGCTCCTCAACAGCCTCAGCAGCAGCAGCCTGCGCAGCAAAATTACGGGACACAACATGCGCAAATTGACCCAGAAATACTGGCAATTGAACAGCCCAGGAACCTCTCTGAGAAGAACCAGTCAAACTGGCGCAAGCTTCAGGAGACGGCGAGCACCTATAAGCGCCAGGCAGCGGAAGCTGAGATCTTAAGGCAGCGCTTGGATCAGCAGCAAATCAATCAGCAGGTGCCTCAGGATTACGACGAACTGCGCAAATTCCGCCAGATCTTTGATATCAAAAACGACCCTGAATTCCGGACAAAGTATGATGCGCCGATTTCTTCCGCAAAGGAGAACATCTACAGCATCATGCGCAAAAACGGCGCGCCAGACGATGTTATTGCCTCAATTGAGGCTGCCGGCGGCCCCGATAAGGTTGACCAGAACTGGTGGAAAAAGAACGCCATCGACAAGCTCCCAATGTTGGACGGGGAGATCTTGAAGAAAAACCTGGTTGATGTTGTTGGGCTGAAGCAGCAGCAGGACAAAGAGGTCGAGCACGCCGCCCAGAATGCGGAGCAATTTCTGCAAGAGCGCCAAGAGAAAAACAAAAATTGGTACGCGGAAGAAACGAATCACATCGAGAATCATATCTCGAAGATTGTAGAGAATGTGCCTTGGGCCAGGTTCCAGCAGATCCCTCAAGGGGCAAGCCAAGAACAGATTCAGCGCCTCCAAAGCCATAACAAAAATGTTTGGCAATTAAAGCAGAAGTTTGATTCTGCCTTGTGGCCGACAACGCCCCAGGACCGCGCCAATGTAGCCGCCGCTGCAACGTTCAGCCATGTGTTGACTCAGCAACTCCGAGTTGAACAGAAGCTTCGCGCCGACTTGGAATCGCAACTTAAACGAGCTGTCACTGAAAATAATTCCTATAAGGGGGCTGCAAAGGTTCCTCGCCCAGGCGTTGGGACGGGAAGCTCAAAAGCAAACAACACTACAGACCGACTGAAAATGTCGTCATCTGACGCAATTGATATGGGACTAGATGAAGCTGGCGAATAAATAAAATGAGCACGACACGACTTGAAGACATTACCCTCAACGCACTGGATTCGCCTAATCCATTCAACACGGCGCCAAAGCCAACGCTGAAGAATGGAAAGCCAATTCCGGCGCCGGTCCCAGAAACGCCAGCTCCGGCACTATTGGACGAAGATGCAAAGCGCGGCCCTGGCCGGCCTCGGCAAACTCCAATCCCAGACTCGTCCATTCCCAAGCGTAAGCCAGGACGCCCGCCAAAGGCATCCGCAGATGCAATTGAGATCAGCCTTGAGGACATTGAGGCGCCGGTGTTTGAGAACCCAATTGCTGAAACGAGAAGCCAGGCCGGCTCTCCGAATTACCGCGTCGAGTGGCCAGGCCGTGACGTTTTTGTCGGGTTTCACTGCAACTTTGACACAAACGTCGCCACGGCTTTCGGGTTGCTGGCGCTTGCATTGGACTTTGGCAAAGACAAGATTCGATTCGACTACGCAACAGACCCTGATCCTAACGAGGCCAAGAACCAGCTTGTTGGGTTGTTCCTGCAAACCGACGCGCCTTGGTTGCTTATGGTCGGCAATGATATCGTTCCGGCAATTGGACGGGCGCCGTTTACCCGTCGCAAATTGGCCCTGCCTGCTTCTGTCCAGGACAATGTCATCAACCGCCACGTTCTTCACCGGCTCATGGGCGCTGGTCGAAAGCTGGTGGGCGCCTCTTATTTCGGCAAACAGGCTGGCGCCGCTGTCGCGTGCGGTCACCCTAACGCGGTGGCCCTGACGCGGCAGCACGCAGAGGCGGTGCATCCGGTAGACTGGATCGGTTCCGGAATGCTGCTCATTCACCGTCGCGTTTTTGAAGACATTGAAGCAACCGACCCAAGCATCCGACCCAATCGCCCAAACGCGCCCCTGGAGTTTTTTAAAGGCGACGCCGCATTCTGTGCTTTGGCTCGGAAGGCTGGCCATCAGTCCTACTGCGATTTCGGGATTCCGGTTTACAACGTTGGGCGGCACGCGTTTGGGGGCGGGAATGTATGAAGCCGATCTACGCATTTTATTCTGCCGTCCTGAATTCAAACCAGGACGAGCAGTTTGCTCGAGCTAATTACTGGAAACACTCTTGGCAAAAAGCTGGGTGGGCGCCGGCGATGCTGAATAAATCGCACGCCGCTGCTTCTCAATATTCCACAAAGCTAGCCAGGAGAATCCATGAATTTGCCACCCAAGAGAATATGCATCCTGGGCCGGTCAGAGATCAGTTCTCGGCAACCTTGCTAAGGTGGTGCGCCCTTCACGCCTCGAAGGGGGGCTGGATGAGCCATTACGACGTTATAAACGCTGGATTTACTCCAGAACAGGCTGGAAAGCTTGAGCTAGAATCCCAGCTACATATCACCCAGGACAAGGCTTATTTGTTTTACGTTTCACAGAAATGCATCACTCAAGCCCTGGATAAGTTCTTGTCTGAACCTTGGCTAGATGGGTCTAGGATGAAGAGCGAAGCTGAAATCCTTGGACTGGGCTCAACGCTTGAAGAATTAAATCTTCCGATAATTCACGTCCAAGCTAACGGAGAAAAGAAATCCGAAAAAATGAAGTCTATTTGTCAGGAATTGGAATAATTGTTGCAAATATCATTTAATTAAGTAGAAATACATCAATTCGGTATGCCCCTCCGCATGGGGTGACCCTGCTAACGGTCTAATGTTGGCGCCTGACACGCATAAAAGCTGTATCGTGTCGCAGCGAACATCAGAAAACCTTGAACCTGTAAGGAATCCTTACACGTTCCGACGTTATGATTTCGCGCCTGTGTGGGATGCGAACACATAGCGCCAACACTTAGACTTAGCTATGCCCTCCTCAAACGATTGTATTCCAATTGCAACGATTCAGAATTTCGCTTCCAAAGATACGAAGCGCATCATCGGACAGATCGCAAAAGTTCTGGCCCGCAAAAGCCCTTACATCAATTCGATTGATGGTGGCACCCTGCCTTCCGTTTCGGATGTCGTCCGCTCGGTGGTTGAGGAAATGGCGGTTCCGGCCTCTTCTCTGGCAGCTCCTACGTTTGTGAGCGATCTTTCGCTTTGCGGCGTTGGCGCCACTCCTGACGTTGTTGGGTCCACCGAATATGAATTCAGCCTCCAGACGCTTCGCGGCGCCGGCCCTCGGGTCTGCGTTAAGCAGGCTCGGACTGCGTTCAAAGGCTCGTACCTTCAAGCCCAGGTATCCCTTGAAAAGACGATCCTTCAGCTCATTAACGCTGATATTCGTTACCAGTACCTGCTCCAGTCTGGCGTCAAATTCGTCTGCTCCTCGTTGCATTCTTTCACCGACAATTTGACCGGTGATATGCAGCAGATCAACACGAAGTTCGCCAACAACACGACAGACTCGCATTTGAATTTCAAGACATTGTATCGTCTTGGGACGTTCCTTCGCGAGGAAATGCTTGCTGAACCGTTCTCCTCAAAAGAAGGAGAGTTTTTCCAAGTCATGCTGGGCGCCGACGCGATTGAAGCCATTCGGAACGACCAGGACGTCAAAGAAGACTTGCTGTATCTCTCCGCCGGTAGCTTCAAGCTCGGCGAAGAAAGCATCTCCGGCTACCAGTTCATGGGATACCGCGGGTTTGCCTTTGGGATCGACCAGCAGCCTTTGCGCTCCACCGGCCTTGACGGCAGTGGCAACCTCGTCTTGATAAACCCCATCGTCTCGACAGCGGTCACAACTGGTTTTGCGCAGCGCCGCAACCCCGCTTGGGTCGCTGCTCCTTACGAGGTAGGATTCATTATTGCTGGTGACGCATTCAAGCGTTTGGTGCCCGAGCAGTACACCGGGGAAGGCACGTTTAAGTTTGCTCCGCAGCTCTCAATGGGCGAACTGGAATGGACTTACTTCCGTGACAATGACTGTAACTTGTATGGCGATTTTGGTCAGCACATCTACCAAATCAGCCGTGCAATTCAGCCAATTCGTCCGCAGAACGTATTGCCGGTGCTGTACAAGCGCTGCCAGTTTGATGGCGCCGCTCTGCCCTGCGCAACAGGCCTCTAATCCTGAACGTTGACACGGGCCGGCTCCAGAGATGGGGCCGGCCAAGTCACCGCTTATGAACGAGGACTTTGCCAAAGCTCTGAAATTTGTATTGGAGCACGAAACGGAATACCAACCCAAGCACTGGGGCGACGACCAATATGTTGCCACAGAGCATGACAAAAATGATCCAGGGGGTACAACCCGCTACGGGGTTGACGCCCGCTCTCACCCTGGCGTTTGCATCGAAACGCTAACCTTGGAACAGGCCACGGAGATCTACCAAGAAGAATGGAAAGACGCTCACTGCGATGACTTCCCGTTTCCCCTTAATGCGGTCTATTTTGACGGCTGCGTGAATATGGGAAACGGCCAGGTCACAAAGTTCTTACAGCGCGCAGTTGGGGCGCACGACGACGGCGTCATGGGTCCAAAAACAAAAGCAGCGGTGCTGGCTGCCGCTGAAAATATTGGCGCAAAAGATCTCGCGTTGAAAATCTGCAAAATGAAAGCGGATTTCTACGAAATGCTTGCAAAAAAGAATCCGGAATCAGCGGAATATCTCGATGGTTGGCTGGTGCGCGTTGCTGACATGGTGAAAGGAATTAAAAATGGAGTGGCTTAAAAAAATTGCACCGACCGTTGCTTCGCTTTTGGGGTCTCCCCTGGCTGGGATCGCCGTTGAAGCAATTGGAAATATTTTGGGCGGCGAAAAGACGCCGGAAGCCATTAAAAATGCGCTTCAAAAGAACACGTTAACCGCGGAGCAATTGGCTGCCATAAAGGCTGCCGACGCTGACCTTCAACTAAAGATGAAGGCGATGAATATCGACGTGCAAAAGCTCGAGATGGAAGACCGGCAAAGCGCTAGGGATATGCAGGCAAAAACCGGCGCCAAAACAGTCCCAATCTTAGCCGGCGTTGTCACCTTAGGATTCTTTGGTATCTTAATCGGGCTAATGACCGGAGACCTCAAAATGTGGGAAGGCCACGCCGAGCTACAGATGCTCGTAGGGAGCCTCGGGGCGTCCTGGGCTATGATTGTCTCGTTTTATTTCGGGAGCAGTCATCAACCCGAAAAAACTGAAGGGAAATAAGTATGTCATGCGACTGTAATTCTGGAGGGGGAGACGCCTACAACAACTTCTGCAACGCGGATATTCCTTATCCGAGCGTCTCGCATGAGTCAGTGCCGTCCATGATGGACAATCTGACTTTGGCTCTGTACGGCATCATTCAGAAGGATGTTTCTTCGGGGAAGGTGAAATGGATCATTCCTTGTGATCCGACAAACTCAGCAACTGTCTTTGGCATTACCAGAAACGCTAACGAAGGGCTCATGTGCTACTTCATTCGGGCGTTCCAGGACACTCAAGCGGTGACATTCATTCCTGCTGGCCAGTACGGGCAGATTTTGAGCTCTGCTGGCACAAACTACCTGGCTTGGGTCACGCCGGCGGCTGGCAACGTTCCTGGAGCTCTAGTACAACGCGACAGCAGCGGGAACTTCTCCGCATCGGTTGTCTCCGCAAATCTTAACGGGTCTCTGCAAGGCGGATTCCCTGGATCTCTGGTTTACCAGTCCGATTCAACTCACACGGCATACTTGTCGGTTGGATCTCTGAACCAGGTGCTGCTCAGCAACGGCACGCTCCCCACCTGGGCAACTTTGGCCGGATCTGCTTACGTTGACACAACCAATGCGTCAAACATTAGCAGCGGGACGCTTCCGGCTGGAAGGCTTCCGGCATTCTCGGGAGAGGTAACCTCCTCGATTGGCTCGGCTGTTTTAGCGCTGACTCCGACCGGCGTGTCAGCCGGCGCGTACAACGTCATTCAGTCCGGCGTCGCCAGGGTGCCACAGGTCACCGTTGATTCCAAGGGGCGCCTGTCAAATGTCACGATGGTTGCGCTCGCCGCTTCTGCGGTGACAGACACAACCAACGCGACGAATATTTCGTCCGGCACGCTCGCGGCAGGGCGTCTTCCTGCCTCCGGAGCAACCGCGGCTACATACGGCGCCACCACGCCTCAATTTTTGACTGTCACGGTTGATACTTACGGTCGCATTACTGCGATTTCCAAGCAGTCCGATTATGTGGCCTACACGCTACCAACGGCGACTGCGTCTGTATTGGGCGGCGTCAAGATTGGATCAAATTTGACAATCACTGGCGGGGTTCTTTCTGCTGACGCAACGCCCCTTCCAATCGCGACGGCAAGCGTCTTGGGCGGCATTAAAGTTGGGTCAAATCTGACAATCAACGCAGTCAGCGGAGTGCTTTCCGCCGACGCCACGCCGCTACCAATTGCAACGGCAAGTGTTTTAGGCGGAATTAAAGTTGGGTCAAATCTGACAATCAACGCAGTCAGCGGAGTTCTGAGCGCAAATGCAACTCCGCTACTACCGGCGACAACGAGCGCCTTGGGTGGCGTAATTGTGGGCAATGGGCTCTCTGTCTCTGGAACTGGACTGCTGTCGGTTTTGACAGGCCCAGGAACAATTGTCACAACGTTTACAGGGAACGGATCAACGCTCATTTTTGGAACGTTGAATGGGTTCATTTCAACTGACCCTCAAGGCTACATTGTCTCGGTTGGCGGCATTGATCAGCGTCCAACGACTGATTTTACAATCCAAGCTGTTCTTGCAACTGGGAATATTGTCTTTGCTACCGCTCCACCTGCCGGCGCCACCATCCTGGTGCGTTCCATCAAGGCTGCAAGCAGTCAAAATGCCACGCAGCTTCAAGGAAATCCAATTTCAAGCACAACTCCAATTGGAGATCAGTACTTGGGTTGGGATGTGGGAACGAACACTTGGGCGCCGAGGGAAGTCGCAACGGGAGATGTTACTGGGTTGACGGCAGCCTTGGACGGAAAGACGCCAACAACACGAACAATCACGGCGGGAACTGGGCTCACAGGTGGCGGAAATTTAACTGCCGACAGGACGCTTGCTGTCTCTTACGGGACTACTTCCGGAACCGCGGCCCAGGGGAATGACTCTAGGCTGAGTGATTCTCGGACGCCGACGGCGCACGCATCAACTCATCAGTCTGGTGGGTCTGACCAAATCACGTCGCTAGCTTTGACGACAGGAACCGTTTCTACGGCTCCAGGAGCCTCAACCGACATTGTCAACAAGCTCTACGCAGACTCAATCGCATCCGGCGTTAATTTCCATGACGCTTGCGATTATGGAACAATAGCAGCGCTTGTTCCGGCGGCTAACTATAATCAGCCAGGCGGGGCTGGCGTTGGAGTCCTGGCGACTCTTACGGGAGCTCTAAACACGGCGCTACAGGTTGACGGGGTGACAGTGGCAGTGGGGAAACGTATCCTGGTTAAAAACCAGGCAAGCTCAATCCAGAACGGGATCTACAACGTCACAAGGCAGGGCGACGGGACAACTTTGCCATACATCCTGACAAGGGCCGCTGATTACGATACGAGCGGCACGGGAACAAATGAAGTTGCTGCCGGCGATTTCATCTTGGTCTTGGGTGGTACAATTGCAAACACCGCCTGGGTTCAACAGACCGCCGCTCCAATTGTGTTTGGAACGAGCAACATTTCGTTTATCCAATTTGCTGCTGCATCGGGTGGCGTTACATCGTTTTCCGGAGGAACAACAGGGCTAACTCCGTCGTCGGCAACAACGGGCGCTGTGTCTTTAGCCGGAACTTTGACGGTGGCAAATGGCGGGACGGGAGCAATAACACTTACAGGTCTCGTTAAGGGAACTGGCACAACAGCAATGATTGCAGCCACAGCGGGAACAGATTATGTTGTTCCAAGTGGAAGCATTACCGGCAATGCCGCAACGGCTACTACCGCCGCCGGGCTTAGTGCAACATTAGCAGTCGGTTCGGGCGGGACTGGACTCGCAACAACGCCAGCAAATGGACAGATTGATATTGGCAACGGCACCGGGTTTACTCGGGCAACGCTGACGGCTGGCTCGAATATTAGCATCACAAATACGGCTGGCGCGATTAGCATTGCTTCAACGGCTACACCGGTTTCAAGTATTCTGTTTAATCGCATTATTAATGGGGCAATGGTGATCGACCAGCGGAATAATGGCGCTGCGGTTACTCCTGCAACAACTTCAGCATACACCTTAGATAGATGGCAGATACAAGGAAGCGTGGTATCTAAACTTACTGTGCAGCAATCATCTGATGCTCCAGCAGGGTTTAACAATAGTTTAAAAGTCACAGTAGCAACTCAATATTCTCCTTTTGCTAATGAATATTTTGGCTTATGTTCAACTATTGAAGGATTTGATATTTATGATTTGGCATTTGGATCTGCAAGCGCAAGTTCAATTACATTTTCAGCTTGGGTAAAAACATCTTCTGTAGGAATTTATTCATTTAGGCTTATTAATAGTAGCGGGCTTGCTGCATATGTTGGCCTTTATACTATAAGCACTGCAAATACTTGGACTTATGTTTCTGTGGTTATTCCTGGATCAACAATTGGAACTTGGCTTACAAATAATGGTTCTGGAATTCAGATTTGGTTTGATCTTGGGAGCGGAAGTGGTGGTGTAACAGCAACTCCGTCAACATGGATAACAGCGGGTAAAGTTAGGACAAGCACAAGTTCAAACTTTGTAAGCCAAGTATCAGGATCATCATGGCAAATTACTGGGGTTCAAATTGAAAAAGGAGCAACAGCGACCTCGTTTAATGCGCGGCCCTACGGCACGGAGTTGGCGCTGTGCCAGAGGTATTGCAGACCAGTTGGATGGGCTGTGGGGCAGGCTGTTGCAACAACTGTTGCTTATTTTCCTTGTTTTGGAGTTGTAATGAGAACAACTCCAACGCTTTCATCAGCTTCTGGTTTTCAAATCACAAGTGCAACTGCCGTACTGTTATCTGGAGCAAGTGCAACTGTTTCTGGTGCATCAGGAGATGGCGCATACATAATTGGAATCACTGTTGCATCTGGACTCGTTCCAGGAAATGCTTCATACAACTCGCCACAAGGTCAACTTTTCTTAGCTGAATTATAATATGTATCAATTAGCTATTGTATCAAAAGATTTAATTAAATGCGTTTACAGGCTTTCAGACGGCGCGTGTATACCTTTTGACCCAGCCAACACAGACTACCAAGCCTACCTAGCGTGGCTTGCAGCAGGCAACACGCCGCTGCCTGTTGAAGAAACCACCGCTTAACTCATATGCTCAACAAACCAACAGGAGACATGCTGGACGCCGGCGCCGCCACGACTCCACAGCCAGCCGGAACGCCAGCTCCAGGCACTTCTACTTCTTTAGCCAGGGCGGACCATGTTCATGCTATTCCTACAGCGGCGGCAGTTGGAGCCATCGCCACGTCGCAACTCGGAGCTGTTAATGGCGTCGCCACGCTCACCGCTGGCTCGCTGACGACCTCGCAAGTGGCGTCGCTGACTGGCGACGTTACCTCGACCGCTGGCGACCCAGCGACAATGGTAGTTAAGCTTCTTGGGCGCGACTTGAGCACCCAAACGCCAGCGTCTGGACAAGCCCTCCTTTGGTCTGGCACAGCCTGGACGCCTGGCACTGTTTCCGGCGGCGGCGGAGGTAGCGGCGGCGGTCAGATATACTACCTGGACCAAGCGACGACCTCAAGCAACCAGCCAAACGGGTCAACAACAACCAAGACACTTTCAAGAACAAATCCGGTTTCTCAAACATTACTGGATTTTCCTCTCACAAACGGATCGTACGCGGTCGCGACTAGTTTCATTACTGGACTGGCCGACCCGAATACGGCACTCATCCCTTCCGGACTTTGGGACATTGCGCTGTTCGCGTATTCAAACGCGGACACCAACCATCCGACCTCGGTCAGGGTTTTGGCGTACAAGTATTCTGGGACAACGCTGAGCCTGATTGGCACCTCTCAGGTTGAGCTAATGTCCAACGGGGCCACTTATTCTCAGCGGACATTCACAATCTCATTCCAGGACACTGTGCTGCTTCCGGCGGATCGGATTTATCTGGCCGTTGAAGGCAAGGCGACAGGGACAGGACACCATTTGATGGTCGCTTTCGGAGACGGAACGCCCAGCCACGCCCATACAACGCTTCCAGATGTTGCAATTGCGGGAACTGGCCTCTACAAGCTATTAAACGGGGTTCCTCAATCGCCAGCGACACTCCTTGTTGACTCAGACGTTTCTATCTCGGCGGCCATTGCTGTCGCCAAGATCGCCGGCGCCGCCACGACCGCCCAGCTAGCAAACTACGTCCTTACGTCGCAACTCGGGGCTTTTAATGGCGTCGCGCAGTTGGACGGGACAGGAAAGCTGACAGACAGTCAGATTCCGTCGCTGACGACTGCGCAGATCGCTCAAATAACGCCGGCGGCGATTGGTGCGGTTTCGACCGGAGACGTTGTTGCTATTACAAAAGGCGGCACCGGCACTACGACCGCTCAGGCTGCAATGAACGCCTTTGCTGGCGCCGTGACTTCCGGGCAGTTTTTGCGCGGGAATGGAACCAATGTCACAATGTCCGCGATTCAGGCGGCAGACCTGCCATCAATTGCCACAGACAAGGGCGGCACTGGGCAAACCTCGTTCACAAACGGGCAAATTTTGATTGGCAACACAGCAGGCGGACTGTCAAAAACCACGCTGACTCCTGGCTCAAATATCAGCATCACAAATGGAGACGGGACCATTACAATAACGGGCACTGGAACATCAGGGCCATCAATAAAAACTGTTGGGCTCGACGCTGCAACAATTCAAGGCTGCATTAACCTATGTGCATCAGCCAGCGCACTTAACGCCTACAGCGTTTTGATTCCTCCTGCCGATTACGTTGAGAACCTGACGCTTAAGGGTAGCGTAGCGCTTGTGGCGATGGCCGCACCACTAAATGGAGCATCGACAACAATCAAGGGAGTACACACTTACGCTCCAGAGACGATCAACTCGACTAACAATCGGATTGGATTTCAAAATATAACTTTCTTGTCGTCAAGCATTACGACGGACTCGGTTGCTTGCGTCTCAACTCAAAAATACATCTCACAGTTACGCTTCTCCGGTTGCACGTTTAGTGGCACAAAGTCAGATACTTACAGTCATTTGCGCACAGACGATAACGTCTCAGTTTACCTAGACAACTGCCGATTTGAGAGCAGCGTCGGAGGCTCGACGGCTGCTGGCGTAACGCAAGGCAACGGGCCGTTGTACCTGAGCAACAACATGACGTTTGATGTGTCGGGCAGGGCGTTAGATGTACCGGTTTCCACAACAACAACCCGGACGGGGACCCTGATTATGGGGAATGTGGGTGTAACGCTAACCAGTGGAGACACAACGGTTTTGGCCGTCGGGATGAAAGTGACCGGCACTGGCATCACTTCCGTGAGCCAGATCAACGCCATTACGGGCTTGACCACGTTCAATCTGACGACGCCGCCGCAGACAAGTGGCACGGGTGTTATTTTGACCTTTGGACAAACGCCTTACGTCGAGATCCACGACTCTGTCCTCGCTGGCAAAGGTACTGAGGTTGTGCGGCTTGGCAATGGGTTACTAGCTGGAAACAGCTTTAACATTAGCAACACTGCGACAGGCGGCAGCGGCATTAACATGCTAACGGCCAACACTGTGGTGTGCATCATCAACTCCTCGTTTACGATCTCCGATGTAACAGCTTACACAATCACGGCAGCCGCTGCGCCTTGTTACGCCGCGCTTGAAAGTGTCTCGTATTCCCATTCGTTTTTGGCGGCTTATAGCACGCTAATCGGCGCAAATGTCACAGTTGCAGACTACTCTGCGCGCGCAACCAGCGTTTCTAATGGCGGCACAGGCCAGACCAGCTTTACCAACGGGCAGTTGCTAATCGGCAATACGACAGGTAACACTCTCGCAAAAGCTGCACTGACAGCAGGCACAGGCATCACCATCACCAACGGCGCTGGGACGATTACGCTCGCCAATGCTGGCGCGTTATTGACTGCAAACGCTTTTACTGGAACGCAGACTTTTCCTGCGGGGACTACAGCGGCGGCTCCTGCTAAATTTCAAGCTGGCGCAAACCTAACAACTCCAGTAGCTCACGCAATGGAGTGGGACGGGGCTAACAAGTACGTCACGACTGGCGCAGTATTCACTGGCGCAATTGCTAGCGGCTCAACAGTCCTGAACGTCACAGCAGTAACAAATGGGGTGATTCAGGTTGGCATGTTGATCACTGGCACTGGAGTAACCGCTGGCACAACCATCACCGCACTTGGTACAGGCATTGGAAACACGGGAACTTACACGGTTTCTGTGGCTCAAACAGTCGCATCTGCTACAATCACGGGGCAGATTCGCTGTATTGTGGGAACATTTATTAACGGCGCTGCTGGAGGAACTGGCGCAGTCCCTGCCATTGCGACATCGGTTGGGCGTCCGGGGCAGATGGCGTTTGATGCAACCTTCTTGTATATTTGTACGGCAAATAACATTTGGAAAAAAACAGCGTTAATTACCGTCTAAAACCAATAAGCGAAGTTGTTTTAAGTGTTGTAGTTGCTTGCAATTTTTGTTGGTTATCTTTTTTTATTACAAATGCAAATTTCACCAATAAGCCCAAGCCAAGCGGTACAAAAGTACACAAATGTCCAGGCGCCGGCGGGACTAGTTGTCCTGGAAGCGCCAAGCCGAGTCCTCCCTCCGGCGGGACAAGACGGAAGCGGCCTTCCAGAAAACAAGATTCTGGCTCATAGCCTGTACGACGAAAAAGGGAGACTGCCTCTATTAAACGGCCCAGGGGGCAACTACTTGGCTCACATTTAATATGGAGACCATCCTTGAGATCGCAAAGGGCCAGGGATTTCCAGTGATGTTGCTAATGGTTGCCATCGCATGGATGCAGCGCGTCAACGCCGACTTAATAGCCAGGCTGCACGACGAGCGGGCCGACCGGCTAGACAAACTTGAAGCGGCAATCAGGGAATGCGAGCGTGACAGAAAAGATCTTTGGGTTAAACTTTTTGAGCACAGGGCAACATGAGCAATATTAACAGCACCGTTTGCAGGGCAGACATTCCGTATCCGAGCGTTTCCAACGAATCGGTGCCGTCGTTGATTGCAAATCTAGTCCAGGCGCTATACGGGGAGATCAGCAAGACGGTTGTTGACGGTCGCGTTGTTTGGAACATTCCCTGCGATCCGGAAAACTCAGCCAGCGTTCCTCAATTACCACGGGAGCCTGGCGAGGGGTTGATGTGTTATTTGATACGTTTGGCAAATGCAGAAATCTACACCCCTGTTTACCCTGGCGCCGGCATTGCAACGTACAACGTTCCAGGAAATTATAGTTGGACGCCTCCCTTGTTTGTTCCTTCAGTTAAAATCACTTTAGTTGGAGCTGGCGGCGGCGGCGGCGGAGTTTCCGCGACCAACACAGGAACCGCATCAACGCCTGGTGGCGACACGCTCTGCACCATCAACGGTTACACTATGACGGCTCAAGGCGGGCGGAGGGGGTCATATTTTACCAACCGTTACACGCCTGGAAACACAGGTTATGATCCTACTGCCGGAAATGGTGGCAATGCTTTTTCAACAAAGCCAGGAACGTCTACTGGAAGTGGAGGGAATTCTATAATATCAGGTAATACTTATGTTGCTGAGGATGGCACAGGGTCTAATGGCTATTATGGCGGCGGTGGCGCATCTCGCGCCATTGGCGGCGGGGCTGGCTTGTTTGGGGG